ATCTATTTTAACATAATCATCCCAACAGTATAATTGACGTCAGAAACCTTGAATATCAACATAATATTGTTCATACCCAGTTAAACCAGTAGAATAATAACTTTCACCTAAAACATTACTATTATTTTTTATAATATCAGCGACAAAATTTTCTTCCATATGATGTTTGTTATAATCTAGCGCCATACGATAAATTAATTCACGCCAATCACAAACATTTACATATTTTATTTCTACATCATTTAAATCATATTTGTCAACTATAGCTTGCGGATTTTTTGAATCAACAACAAGACTTAAATGTTGAAGTAAATATTCTTCAACTTGTTCAGCAGTAACTTCTTCAAAAACTTGTGTTGGTATTTCTGGTCTATAAATATAGCTGGTAATACCATATTCTTTATTATCTAAAAAATATTGATACGAATGATTACATTGAGTTTCATGACCATAATATCCCAATGTGCCATCTTCATTTACGTCTATTACATAAAGATTAAATGGTTGTATAAATTTACCAAATCAATATGCCGGAGTACCATCATATACAAATTCTTTTATTCCGTTGGCTAAACGAATGTAATAAACTTTTCCAACTATTGGCTCTGGTATTATATCATTTAAGTTTTCGAATCTTACACCTTCACCATTACCAACTTTATCAGCATATAATGACATTTTACCAGATGGATATTCCCCAGTTAGAATAGAATAATAATTTGCTCAATCTAATACATCTCACCAATCTTCAGATAATTTAACTGTATTTTTTGTTTTAGTATATTTAACTAATTTTTTCTTAATTTCGTTTTCTATTTTTACTTTTGTTTCTTGTTTTATTTCATCTAAACTCTTTGTAGTCTGCTTGCCATCTACATATAAACCTAAAAAGTCTATATTAGCACACCAAATATTCCCATCAAAATCTTTATAAATATCTGGCTTTTTATCAATAGCATATCTCATATGTACTGGTAACTCTTGACCAGTAACAGATTTCTTTGTTCCCCATAAGCTAAAGTCATTACGTAAATTAGCTAAATTAGGAGTATTTTGTACTACGGATAATAAGTTGTCACCTTCAAAAGTATAAGATACAGCAGAAGTATCTTTTGCATTTGCCACATAAGTTTGGTCTCTTGTATCTACAATATTATTAAATGATGTTTGAATTCAATTTCTCTTCTTCTGGAAAATAAATCTTCCATCAACATCATAATAATATTCAAACTCACCAAGCATAGCAACAAGCTTATCAAGCATTTGAGTTACAGTTCCACCAACCGCAATAGTTAAATCACCAGCATAAGTAATTTCTGTTGTTCTATAACCAGCAGTTTGATATTCCTCTATCTTGGCAACTGTATAAGGGTTTGCGTCATCATCTGCTGAAAAAGTAATTTCAGATGGTGTAGCAAATTTAGGATTCTCTAAATTTAATTCTACACACTTATCATAATTGAAATCACCAGTGCCAACAGTAGTTTGCTTATAATCTAAATCTTTAATATAAATAGTTTGATTTTCATTAAGAGTAACATTTCTACATTCTCTTGAATTATTATCAATAAACATATATAAAGGTTTATTACCTCTATATTCCATTAATTCAATACCAAGAGTATCCAAATCATTAATAACGATATTGGCAAATGGCTCTTTGGCAAATTCATGAACAGCATCTCGAATTATTGTTTTAACTGGAATGTCTACATTACTAATCATTCCATTTTCATCTATTTCATCTCGTGTACCAAAATCCCAAGAAGAAGCAGTTATTGTGCCGCCAACTTCTCCGTTAAGTAAAACCATTTTATCTTTACCACTTATATTAATCGTATAAGTATTAACAGATAATGACTCACTAAAAGATGAAATTATGAAAGTACCATGAGGAAACCATAAAATCTCAGGGTATTCTTTATTTATTTTATTACGTACTCCAATCTCTACCTTAAATTTGGTATTTAACCCCCAATAGTAATCATTAAGAGTTATATCTTTTGCTACTAGAGTAAGACTGCAAGTACGACGAACAGCCGAAGACCCATCTACATTTATTGAGCCTCCGGTTACTGTTCCTTGTATTTCTTCTATTGGATTTTCTTCAAAATCTAAAGAAATAAGTTTAGCAAATACTTCTTTTTCATTTTGTAAATCCAATGTTGCTAAAAAATCTTTATCTAGTAAATATGTATTCATTAGTCTAATCCATGCGCTCTTAAATATTGAGCTTTGTTTATTTCAGTTTGTTCTAATAAATTATTCCACGCTTCAACAAAAGTTGCTGCATATTCATTTCTAAGTGTGTTCCATTCAGTACGCTTTTCTTCATCACTATCCATATCTTCAGCCCATTGCTTAGTGAATAAACTTTCATAATTTTCTTTGGCTGTGTTATATTCTTCTAATAAATTTTCTGGTTCAAAACTATAAGTTTTTCTAAGTAATAAATACGAAGCATCTAAAATAACACCAGAACCAACTCTAATAGACTGTATATCTTCAAACGATAAATCTTTAACTTCAAAGATAATTGTATCATCTACATAAGTTTTATCTTCTCCATAATTATTATCTAAATCTATACGAATAGGAGTTGTATTCTTAATAGGCAAGTTAGGAACAGCCACATACTGACCACTAGCGTCTAATTCGTATCTGGCAATATTCCAAGCTTCTCCGCAATGAGGACACTGAACAGCTTCCTGCATCGCAACCGCATTAGAGAAATTCAATACCTCTTTATGACCACAATAAGGGCAATATTTTACTCCATATACATCCATTGAGTCTAATAACTTAGCGTATAAGTCTTGTCTTAAGAAATGCTCTTGAGCGCAATAATCTTTATAGCTTACTTGACCTACATGGTCATAGAATTTTTCAATATCTTCTTGATATTCTCCTGCATGTGCTTCTTGATAATTATTACGTACATAATAATCAGCTTTATTATTATACTTTTCATCAACAATAAATTTAGTTGAAATTAAAGTATAATATTTACCATCAACCAAATTATACTCAGAAGCAGTTGCCCATGGAACTTTTATAAATTCTTTGTCTGTTTCATTATATTGATAAAAATCAGTATATCTATAATAATCCAATATAATTTCTGCTTGACTATGTTGTGCAGCTAAATTATCAGCTTTACATACAGGCCAATATTCAAGGTCTCTTATTACTTCTTCACCGTCTACTATTTCTGGGAAATTTAAACGAGCATGTTTTTTTATACCTTCCATATCTGCACTAGTAGTATGATTTACACCGTCATTAAACACAACGTAAAAATGACATTGACTATCTTGTAAAAATCTTTGTGCTACTGGGTCATAATAGCATCCAAGATATGGTAAATATCTTGCATCTGTAATAACATGACTGTCACCTTCTTCGTCAGTATATTGCCATGTAATATAATTTCTATCTCTATAATATCCTTCAAATAGATGGAAATCATCCGCGTCTCTTTGAATCATTTGTCTAAATTCTCTAGAGCCTTCTTCGGTTAAAGCACCAGATTCCAACAATTCAATAAACTTATCTACATCTACAAATCTAGATTTTAATTTCTTAATTTGTTCTTTTCAATTAACTGCATTAAGATTAACTTCATGATTTCTAATTGCCTCTAATAAAGCATCTCTATTATTTAAGAACAAATCTACCTTTTCTGTATTAAGAACAGGCATGCCATAATCTGTAAATATAACTGTATCATCTTCTCTACGTTCACCAAAGATTTGTATTTCTTGTTTCAAATCTATTGGTTGAGCATAACCTTTAATTTCATATAAGTACCAAGGGTCTAAATCTTCTGGCCCCATAATACCCATAGATACATCAGCACATGAACTGTCTGTATAGAAAATAGGTAAAGTTTTTCCATCTTCTTCATATGTAAAACTATTAAATGTATAATTACTGTATAAAGCTTCTGGCTTTTTACAGTATAAATACATTATATTTCTTTTAGTAAATCTTAAAGTATTATATTTTAATATTTCATCTTTAATATTAAGAATATACTTACTTACAATATCCTCATCTACGTCATCACCACCAGGCTCTTGTTGTCTATTGATAAATTGTTGAATAGGCACATCGACAATATCAGCAGAAGTAATCATATCAAAGTATGTTGTACCTTCTCCTTCAAAACTAACAACAACAGAACCTAAATCATTCAAAGCTAAAATATTAGCATCACTGCCATCTAAAGTGGCTGTAACCATTTCATCATATCTACCTTGTTCATCTGGAACAACATTAGATGATTTAAGTCAATACCCATTTTCAGTTAAATATTTTGGCTCTTCAACAGCAACAGAGAATATAGTACCAATATCATTTAACATTAAAGTACCAGTAGTGCCAATTAAGAAATCCATTCCATTAACCCATACTTTTGTGCCTGGTAACATGTCATGGAATTCTACAAAGCCAACATTACTAATACCTTTAATTAATTCACCATAAGTAACAGAAAATTTACCATCCTTATAATCTGATAATTTAATTGTCTTTACCATTCTTTGAGTGGTATCAACATCACCAGTTTCTGTAAAACCGTATTTATTTAAATTAGCAAAATTACATTCTGCTACTTCATAAGCTATTGCGTTGAATGTATGTAACATTCTACCTAAAGAATCGGTAGGTGTAAGTGAGACATTTAATAATCTTACTATATAATTACCTTCTGTTGGTGACTTAAATAATTTAGGATTACCATCATTAAGCCACTCTAAAACTTCAAGTTTAAATAATCTTTCTGAATTAATTGTTTCAGATACTAAATCAGTATCTAAAAATCCTTTAATTCCTGTGCCTTTTGATTTTGTAGTAGGTCTATGTAATTTCTCACCAAGCGCATACTTATAATCTTCTTTCTTCATAAATAATTCTGCATTATCTTCTTGATAAGAAATTAAACCAGAAATAGGGAACTCTTTATAATGAGTATACCCATTCCTAAAAATGTAAGGATATTTACCACCAATAGTATCCATCTTACTTTCTAAAATATCATTTTTAAATGTAGATACTTTTGGATTAAATCTAATTTTAAGTTGTCTTTCTCCATCATATAAGAAAGCATCTTCAAAATCAATAGAAAGTTCATCGGTCATAATATATTCTCTACTAGAATATAAACCTGTAACTTTACTATATTGACGCATAGAATACTGATAAGTACATCCATGCTCTACAACAAAATCATAAAATTCTCAATCTGATGGTTTATTACCTTGCAACGATAATGTTGTAATAGGTACCCAACCTTCATTGTCTTTCTTACGTGATACTTCAAAAATACCATGCGCGGTTTTAGCTAGACCATCTACTCTATTTATTTCATCATCCATCCAAAGATGAATGTATCCTTCTTCATTATTTGCTTCAGCGTGTAAATAAGGTTTACTTTCAGGCTCTATTGTAGCAATCGCTATAATTCTATAAATTGGAGTGCTTGCTTCTAAACCATTTCTAGTCGTTACATAATATTTAATATAATAAGTTTTACCTTCTTCAATATTTGTAAGCGGTCTAAAAACATCATGACTTTCATAGCCATAAACATCATTTTGAGAGTTATGAAGTAAGACACCAGTATCTTCAATTACTTCTTCATTCTCATCCATTAATTGAAAACGATATGAATATACCTTTTCTGTAGCGTCTTTTATTTTATTATCATCAGAACGTTGATTATAAACTCCAACATATTCGAATAAAGCCGCATTTGTTGAAACCCCACTTAATCCGCTGATAGATAAGTTAGGTCTTGTAGTATATTTAGCTACACCAACAGTAGAATAATATCCTACAAAACCTTGCTTATCAACATACGCTAATTGTAATTTATAGGAAATACCTATGGTTAATTGCGCCAATTGGTCTTCTGTTAAATGAAAAGTTACAGAATGATTGTCATAACGTTCTTGTTCACCTTCTGGTATATTTTCATTACTTCTTATAGTACAGATAAACTTATCATTTTGCGCTGTTTTAATTTTTAATTCAAAACCACCATCAGTATTTACATCCGAAGTTAAACTTACTGCTTTATTCATGTTAAAAGGCACAACAATAGTTGCGCCTGTAAAAGCTGGAAGTGTACCTTGTATTTCTGGTGGATATAATTTTGCCATAAATACTCCCTCCTCTTACTCAAACCTATTATTCTTCGATAGCAGGTTTTTCCATTCCCACATTATCTTCAATAACAGGTGTTTTCTCTACTAAATTCTGAATGGCTCTAAGGCAATCTGCCATCACCATTGTGTCCTCACCTTTTGTGGAAATTAGGGCCAACGTGTTATAAATTCTTGTTAGCATTTCTTTTACTTGACTATTCATTTTATTTTCTCCTTTTTCTCTAATCTATTGAGCCTTTGCCGGTAAGCATATTAACAGTAACACTATCACCTTTAAAAGCTATTTCATCTAATCTGTTAATTAAAGCATTAACTATAGATTTTATATTAATTATTAAGCCTGCGTCAAACGATGCTTGTGTTTCACCGCCATTTTGATACATAGTTATTCTATCAAAATTACCTTGTTGTGCTGATACGTTGTTATTAGCATTTAAACTACCTAACAATATTAAATCTTTATTAATAGATACTGTTTGAACTTTATCTCCTGCTCTAATCTTTGCACTACCTAATGTAATAGAACCAGCATTTTCTTCAGATGTTAATATTAAATTATTCCCAACTTTTATAGTACTACCATTTAATGAAATACCATTACCAGATAAACTACTACTACTAATTTTATATGGTCCAATGGAACCAGTGTTAGTAGCAATTAAATTACGACAAGTAATAGTTCCATCGCTACAAATTGTAGTGTCGCCACCAGATAAAGTATCTGAGCTAATTTCCCATCCGGCTATATAGCCTCCGCCATTGGCAACTAAATAATTAAAAGTAGCCGTGCCATCTGTATCAATTTTTCAAGTTCTTCCACTATTTCCACCGTACATACTACCATTACTATTTAATGTAATATTACCAGCTGTTAATGTAGTTTCATTTAATTTTCAAGCTCCAATTGTAGCACCACTATCATCAACTTTCATCCTTACTTTTTTATCAGTGCCCCTAATCGTTAAGTAAGGAGAACCAGAAGAAAGCTTAACAATATCAGTACCATTTTTACGAATAATAAATGTTTGGTCTGAATCATCATCACCATTCATATTTAACTGGATACCAGTATTATTACCATGGTCAAACGCATAATTCTTAATAGTACCATTATTACCATCGAATAATATTTGGGATTTTTGTTGCTTACCTATAAATGCTTTACCATTTACGTTAAAACCAAAACTTTGAATACCATATTGATATCCATACAATCCAATGCCACTCGCTGTATCTTTAGCTCCGGCACTAACATTACCCATTAATACTCCACTAAAAGTATTGGCATGGTCTCCTGCAGGTTCTTTTTTACCGGCGCCAAGCATAGTACCAAGTACTAAACCTTTTTCCTCATTGGTATAAAATGAGCCATCTCAATCATTTAATACTGAAGAAGCTCACTGATTTTGTAATACAAGAATTGGAACTCCTAATACAAAATTATCTCCATTATAACATTTAACACATACATCATATTCTACATCAGCTAAATACATAGAACGTGGTGAAAGCATTAAATTTCTTACATAAGGTAAATAGTTATTGCCTGGATGTAATATATTTCTTAATTCAATTAAATTATTACTTCCATCAAGAGCAATGGCATTACCAACTTCTACATCATTAACTTTATAAGTTGCTTTATAATAACTTGGTGAACCACCAGCAGAAGAATATACAACTCTATCTGCGCCATCAAACCATTTAATAGTTCTATCAGCACGACAAGCTACTACTAAGTAAGCAGTATATCCTCTAACAAATTCATAACTTACTGTTTGGTCTTCTGTATCTTTTTCAGCGTTTGTAATACCATCTTCAAGTCTAACTTTACATTTGATAATACATCCTCTGTCACCTTGACCAGATAATGTTAATCTTTCGGTTGAATTATCAACACTAAAGCCAGGACCATAAACAACACTATATTCAATTGACTTAATTAAGTCATTTACTAACTTATTATCTTCATCATATAAATAGTGATGTAATTGAATATAATTATTATTTTCTCCTAAAGTCCAAGCTGGAGGAGCTGCTTCAACTAACTCATTAGTAGTTTTATTATATTCACTACCCATACTAATAATTAATGTGTTATTAGTTCCATTAGAACCTACAACACCAAAAATTAATTCTTTCTCTGATGGGCCGTATGTAATATTATTTCTAACAACCTCGCACTTAATAACATTATTACAATCACTTTGTAATAAATGAGGTTTAATTCTATATGTTTGTTCAACAACACAATCTTTTGTAGAATAAGTACCAGAAGAGTGTGATATTATCTTTGGATTACTTCTAACAATTATATAATAATCATCTGTAATTTCAATTCTTTCATCATACTCATCGGTATGTTGTTCTGTATAATTAATGCCAGCTATTGGCTCTTGTATCATAGTATTACCACGAGGTATGTACCACCTTACTTGAGTAATCCCAGCATTTTGGTCTTGTGTTAATAATGACTTAAAATTAAGTCTAATTATTCTATCTTTGTGTTGTTGAGAAGATGAAATTAAATCATTAGTAAGTGTGTCATAAATACGATATACGCCATCATCATCACAACTTAATCCAAGACCTTGAACATAATCAATTGCGCTCTCATCTTCTTTATTGATTTCACTAGTAAAAGTTAAAATATCAGATTTTAAATAAGTGTAGCAAGAACTTACATCTAACTTTAATCTATTTAATCTTTTATTAGTTTTTTCATATTCATCTTGTTTCTCAGCTATTAAAGTTTCTGTTGTTGTTATATCATTATCATAAAGACCTATAATACTACCAGAAGTAGAAACATTAGATAATTTCAAAAATTCTAAATGAGCGTTTAATGAATCAATATCATTTTGTAATGCTTGTAATTCTGATTCAATTTCACTTTTTTTATCTTCATATTCATCATTAATTTCATCTAACGATTTATTATCTATAATTTCTACAATACATTTAATATATTCATTATTTAGATTTGATTGTGGAATAAATATATAATTGAATAAATGTTGATAATCAACACTATCAACTTCATCATTACTTACTTCTTTTCAATAGGTGCCTGCAAGTTCATCATTAGAATCTCTATCAAATCTATACCAATGAATCTTAACTGTATAATTTTCTAAATCAACATGCTCTTGTACTTTTTCCCAATTAATTAAAGCAACACTTCTAGCCAATGGGTCTTTTAATACATGTGACCAACGTAGATTAACTGTTTTCTTATTTTGTTCATCTGTTAAGCTACTGCTATAAGTTAAACTGTCTTTTGTATAAATAACAATCTTTTCTTCGTTACTTGCTTCATAACCAAGCATTAACTTTATATTATCTACAAACAAATTATCTGGTAATAATTCATCAGTGCCTGGAATTGTATGGTCAATTAAAACAGTTCTATCTTCTCTACTATAAAAATTCGCAGTTTGATAGAAAATTATTTGTACTGTTTCTATATCTTCTCAATCTGTAATATCATATACTAAAGATTGAGTATAATAATTTTCAAAATCGTATGGGTTGCCCCACATATCAGAGCTATCAAATAAAATACTATTAGGAGTTATATTTTCAGTTTCTTCGCTCGCTTTAGCTTTATTCTGTGAATTAAACTTAAATAATAATCCATAATTACCATTTAATGCTTGTGGTATATGCGACATAAAATCAGCTTGAATCGCTAAACGATTATAAGCTGCGCCATCAGCCACCCTTATAGTGCCAAGAGTTTTATATAAATAACCTTCTTGCTGTTGATAATTACTAGCATTTACATTACTATTATTAGCCAGTAAAGAACTTGAAAGGCTTATTGAGCCAGGAATTTTTTGACCATCTTCATCTATTAATTCAGTATCTTCACTTTCTAATAGATTTCCAGTCATATCAAAAAATTGTTCCATTGGGTTAAGATAGGTATAATCTTTACTCTTGTCTGTTACTTCTCTTCCAAGAATGTATTTTTGTTGATTATAATCCCCGTTAGGAACATTAACATATACACTATCCCCTTCCTCAAAAACGAATTGAGAACTAATAGCGTACGCAATAAAAGTATTGGAGCCATCACTTACACGATAAACTCTTTGTTCATCATCAAGGACTTCAATTACTTCACATAATATTGTTTTATCATATTTAAGATTTTCTAGACGCTTTTGGACTATTAAATCCATTGCTTCCAAAAAATTCTCTGCGTAATCTTTTGGCATCTCTAATTCTCCTTGTACTCCTCTTCTTTATATATTTTAAGATAATTCTTTCTATTTTGTCAAGAATAGACCAAAGTAAAAGGTTCTCATCTGAGAACCTTTTTAATGTCTATTAGCATATTGACTTGCTCTGTTAAGTAAATCATTAAATGCCATTTCAATTTCAGAATGGTCAACAGCGTTAGGGAACTCTGCTTGGATAGTAACATTTTGATTCAATCCTTGATTATCTAATAAGAAATCAAACTTACCAGATAAATCAGCTCGTGAAGCATAACTTAATCCATTAGATAACTCAGCGATTCTACGCACTGCATTAACCGCAGCAAGCATATTTTCTGTATCTTCTTGATTAAGGACAAGTTCTTTCTGATGAAGTAAAGCCCATCTACCATCAGTGCCCCATTCACCAGTATAACCACCAGTATCAAAAGCTCCACTACCAAAATATTTTAAATATTCCTTTACGCTTACAGATTCACGCAATCCATAAGTGCCATCTTTACTTACTCTAATTGAACCATTAGAATCTCTTAAAGCGCCATTCAACCATGATGATAAATTGCCGCCAGTAACATTAGTTGCTACAACTTTATTATTTAATGAAATAGTATAAGTTTGGTTATTTTTATTATCATTGTTATTATTTGCTCTTTGAGCATTTAAAGCTTTTTGACCTTCTATTTCATTATTCAACTTATCAATGCCGGCAATTCCTGCTGGTGCAATAGCACTAGTAACATAATTACTAATTCCACTATAACTTGGTCCGCCAATAGCAGCTAACTGTCTAATTAAATCACCAATAGACTTAATCATCTGAACATTATTACTAATAACGCTTTGTGCTACATTAGCGTATTGTTGTGCAAATTGAGAAGCCGCACTCAATGCTTGGCCATATGAATTTACAAAATCATCTGACATTTGTTGCGCACTTTGGGCTGCTTCATCTGACCTCTGTTGTACATAAGCTAATGAACCATCAACCACATTAGCAAATTCCATAGTTGAAGTTCCGGCAGCCGCCATAGCAGCTTCGTATCTCATATCAAAGATTTCAAATTGTGAAGCTACATCTTCTGCCATTTGCGTTACAGCATCTTGCCAATTCTGCTGTACTTCTTCAAGTGTTTCATAACCAGTAATTTGAGAATATACAGTTTCTGCAAAATTATCAGCCACATCCCAATCAGAAGCAATCGCATATTCATTAACCTCAACATTACAATCTAGAGCTAATTGCATCTGCTCTTCTAAATAAGCTTCTTGCTCAGTATACCAATCAATTAACTCTTGAGCCTTCTCTTGGTCTCCCTCACCAAGAGCAGCAAGTTCTTCAGATAACTTACGTCTATTTTCTATTAGACGTTGCTGTAACTCTTCGATTTGTTGAGTATTGGCTTGTGCATAAGCAAATAATTTATCTTCATAATTGCCTTGTGCTTCAGCGATATTATTCTCATCGGCAGTATACATATAGTTATAATTGCCTTCAGCATCTGCAACCATACGTACCTGTGATTTAGCATTTTCTGCTTCTCTTAAAGCAATTTCTGCTTGATATAACTCATAACGTTTCTGTAATGTATCTAGCTGATAAGCACTTACATTAGCATCTTTTTCATTTAATTCCTCTATTTCTTCCATCAAACTCTTTAACTGTTTTTTACCAGCTAAATCATCCGTATTATCCATAGAGTTAGTTATATCTCTAATTAATTTATTTAAATTATAAACTCTTTCATATTTATCTAAATAATTATCTCCAGCTTCTTGTGCTTTATTATATCAGAATGATAACTCATCAAGACTACCTGCTAAACCAGAGACAGCATCACCAAATTTAGTAGTTGCTTGCTCTAAACCTTCTGTTAGTAAATCTAAAGATTTTTGTAAAGCTGCTTCCCAACTTTCCATAAAAGTTTCTTCAATTTGATTTAGCTCATCTTCTAATTTACTTAAAGTATCTGCGTCAATACCAGCAGCAACAGCATCTTCATACGCTTTCTTAGCAGCTTGATATTCCTTTTGGCGCATACCAAGTTCTTTAATAGCCAAGTTCATACTATTGGCATTTATATTAGATAATAAATCATTAAATGTATCAGAACCTAATCTACGTTTACCAATTAAATTAGTAATATCTTTGAATTTTTCTAATACATTATTTAAATGTTCAACCTTATTAACTTGTTCGTCAATTTTCTCGCCGAACTTCTGCATTGAATTAATAAGTTCTTGATTCAACTTATCAAATGTTTCTTTAAAGTTGACTGTTTCAGTTTCAAGCTTTTCTACACACTCTCTTAAGAAGTCTACTTCATCAGCAGTAAGATTCAATTTTTGAGCGATTTCTTCAAGATTTGCTTGACCTGTTATTAATTGATTATATGCTTCCAAACCAGTGTCTTTGCCTAAACGAGTTTGGAATAATTCTAATAAGCTATCATTGATAGCATCAATTTTATTTAAAGCTTGCTCACCTTGACCGGCAATAAGATTCATTCTATCAGCTACATCATAAGTATCATCTTCTAATAAATTCATTAAGAAGTCTAAATACTTAACAGTATCTTCAGCCATATCAAGCTTTAATTCTAATCTATATTTAATCTTCTCTAATCGAGCATCATAAATAGCATTTAGATAATCTGTTAATTGAGCATTAGCTTCTTGCATCTTAGCTACAGAATCTTCATAATTAGATAAATTCTTTTTGAATGTATTATACCATTCTTCGGCGCCCTCACTGCCACCAGCTGCATTATATTGAGCAACTGCATTTGCCATTAATTGGTCGTAGTTTAGAATTGTACCAGTTACTGGGTCAATCTGCGCGCCATAACCTTTCATCTTGGCGGCATCACTATTTCAATAACTTTGAATTTCATCTATGTATTGCTGTTGAGTCTTAGCTAATTCTTCATACTTTTTAATTTCGGCATCAAGATAGTCAAGATGTTTCTGGCCAAATGCACGGTCTTTTGCTTTTGAAATATTATCAAGTTCTTTATTAATGGCTGTTAATTGCTTATTAATAACATGATAACGTTCTCTTTCATCGTCTAATTTTTTGGTTTTAGCTTTTGAACCTCCACCGCCCTTGGCGTTTTTAGCCATACCTTGTTTATTACCCGCAGAAGTTTTAGCTTGTGGACTACCACGATAAGTTGTTTTTGAACCATTAATAATTGGAACATACATCGCAGAAAATGCACTTGTATCTAAATCAGCGCTCATAGTGGCTTCATGCTCATTACCTTCGCTGTCTTTATATTTAATTTTAGTATTGTTTTGGATGCTGGCCCATTCGTCCATTGGAACTTCTTTTCATTCTACATCTGGCTCAAATCCTAAACTATTTAAAATCTTTTGAGCTTCTTCAACGCTCATACCAGCATTAGCTACTAAATCATTTAAAACCTGAACAATAGGGTCATCATCTAATGTCATACCAATTTCATAATTCTTTTCAAACAATTCAGAATTATCAATTATAGATTTCAATTGTTGAAAATCATTAATCATATCTTCAGTTAATACAGCATTGTTTTTGGCCGTTTCAGTAACAGAATTAGCCATATTTTCTTGTAATTGAGTTATAGCCTCATAACTACCATTAGCAGCTTCTTTTAATAATTTTAAATTATTAGCACTAGTTACAAAAGCTTCATCTAATACAGATGGGTCTAAATCCATCATATAAGCAAAATCTTTACGGACATTATCTAAAGCATTTACATAATCTTCTGAGCCTTTATTAGCTTCTTTTAATGCTTCTACATAATCTTCATAGTTTTTAATAATATCTTCAAGACCACGATTATAACGCATATTAGCAGAAGCAATACGGTCAGCCATTTCTTCTTCAATGTCATAAGTGTCTATTAAATATTGCTTATATTTTTCTAATAATTCTATATCATCCTTACTAAAAGCTTCATGGTCAGCTGAACGTTGTCTTTCAGATTCATTATAATCGGTTAACGCAGAAGGTTGTTTATCTTTATATTGTTCTACATCCTCGTCCGTAACTTGACCAATTGATTCAGCAATTAAATGTAAATTTTTAAATGATTTAACATCATCTGCAGAAATTTGGACATTCTCACCATTCTCATCTTTTAAAATAGCTTTACCATAAGAATTTTCTTGATAAGTTAACCCATGTTGTTCTGCATAATCTTTATAATCTTGATTTGTTAATGAGCCACCAAACAAATCAATTCCACTATTCATTGCTTTATAAGCTCAAGCTGCAGCGTAATCATCTTCTAATCCTAAACCTTGAGCAGCATATTGAATATAATTATTAAATAATTTATTATTGCTGTCTAAATATTTCTGATAATCTTCTTGTGATACAATATTATTTAAAGTATTAGATTTTGCCAAACCATCTAAATATTCTTTAGTATAATAATTTTTATCTAATTTTCCTTCATCTACTAATTTTTGTAAGGCTCCAACTATAGATTGAGGATTACTTCAATCTATAGAATTATCATTAATATCTAAACCTCTACGTTGTAATTCTTGAACTACATTACTTTTTTTCCAATCATCATATTTTTTAACTTCTTGAGTATTGATAGCAATATCAGAGGCAATTTTAGCTCTTTCTTGAGTTTCCATGTCCTCTTTTGCCTTATTCTTAGCAGTGGTTTCTCCTCGCTTTGTTAAATGCGCTACGCCATCAATATATTCTCAATCTTTACCATACTCTAATCCATACTTATCAACTATATCTTTAATATCATTATTAACTTGGCGAGCCGCTTCAGCTCATTCATAAGTTCCTTTTGTTAATTTATCAATTGTTGTATAAGCATCATCTAATCCTTTAATTGTATCATTTAACTTTTCATAAGCAGTAGTGGTCTCCTCGACTACTGATGTTAAACGCTCATTTTCTTTAGATAAAGTTTTTATTTTGCCTTCTGGAGTTGAATCATACCATACTTTAAATGCTGCTGCAGCTATACCTAAAACACTACCCAACAATATTAATCCCGGTAAAAGTGGGCCAATAGCAAAATTTAATAATTTAAATGCGCCAGCCAAGCCAAGAGTGGCAGCAGTTTCTGTACCTTCTGCGGCTGCGTTTGTTGTATGTGCAGCAGCTTCTGCTATTTTTTGCGCAGTTAATTTCATTGCAGCTTGACCTTGTGTTTTAGCACCTATAACGTTTGCCAAACTAGCAGCAGTTTCAGCCACCATAGACGCTGTATGTCCTTCTCTGGCTATAAACAAAGCTTTATATAAGCTTATAGCAGTAGGTAATATTGTAACTAAACTTCCTAAAATAGTAGTAAATTTTTCTCAGCCACTTAAATCATCATTATTTAATGTATTTTTTATTGCTACACCAGAAGATACTAGTAATCCAAATTGGGTTGCTAGTTGAGTAATATTAGTTAAAATTTGAGACATTGATAAAGATGTATTTAAAAAATCTTGCAATGTTTGTTTTAATTTTAATGCGCCAGTATTTAATCTTTCTTGCGCATCATTAACATCTTCCATCGCAGCTCGTTCATCTTCTAATGCTTGAGCTTCTTGTCTTACGAGATTTTTAATTTCAGACGCTTGATTTATTTGTTCTTGTTCATCGCCTATTAATTTTAATTTTGCTTTATCTGCAATATAAAGTATATTACTTTCTTGTGTTAAAGCTGTTGTTACGTCATTAACTTTTTTAGCATACGATGCGGCAAAATTTTCTGCTTCAGCGTGTAATTCATTGGCTTCTTCAAGAGCCTCATCAATTCTATCTTTACTAGCACCACTTGAACGTAATTCTTCTACTTCTTTTAATTTTTTCTCATATTCAATTAAAGCTAATTGTGAAGAAGTAAATGCAGCATCTATTGAATGTATATCTTTTTCAACTTTCTGCTTAACAATATCACTAGATTGCTCGGCCATTCTCTGAGCTTCTGCTATAAAATCTTTAAAGGCCTGTTGTTCATATGAAGCATCATCTTTTTCATTGATATAGTCACCAAGTCCTTGTACCTTTGCCATTTGAGAATATGCAGTACGAGCTTGGTCTATACTTTCTATATCATTTTCATTACTTTTAACAAAAATATCTGTAATACCATGAGTAACTTTATTTTTTGTTGTTTTAGTTACTTCTTGTGATTTTTGTAATATTTCCTGTGATTTTATAACTTCTTCACTTAAAGTATGCAAAATACTTTGACGCGTAGCCAATTCTTCTTTTTGTTGCTGAGTTAGTCTATCTTGATACTTCTCAATTTCCTTTTGGAATTTAATTTCTTGACGCATTGTTTCAACTTTTGCTTGTTCTGTAGCATTTAATTCATTCATATTAATGCCAGATGGATTAGTTAAATCATCCCAAGCCTGTTTTTGCATTTGCGCCATTTGCTTTTGGCCTTGTGGAGTTAAATTATATACTTCTTGACCTATTACTCTTAAGCCGTTAGCAATTTTATCTTTTAATACAGTAGAAGCGACAGAGCCAATTAAAAGCATAGCTCCCCTTATACCACCAAAGCCGTCTATAATTTTTTCTATCATATTTAACACAGTAGCTGTAGCTCGTGTTAATGATTTAAAGAATTCATCATCTAGAATAGATTGATAAATGCCTTGAGCTGCTGCTTGAACTTGGTCACGAGCAGCTTCCCAAGATTTAGCATATATTTCTTGCTCCTTATTTAACTCACCAGTAGAATTACGAGCTTTTTCAATTAAATCAAGATAATCATCATAACTATCCATTAATGAAATAAAATTATTATATTGACGAACACCAGCTACAGTATAAGCAATACCCATTTTCTGTTGTTCATTTAAACCTTGCCATTTTGCTCCTAATTCATCTAAAATAGTATCCATATCTTTAAGACTACCATTAGCCTCTTTGATATCAACACCAGCTACAGCTAAAGCTTTAGTATATTTAGTTAAGTTAGTATCATCTTCTAAAGTATCTCCAAGAGATACACTTTCTAAACGAGCAAAAATAGTTTTTAATGAGTTACCAATAACATTTGCACTTTGTTGTGTTTTATCAACCAAAAGAGCTAGTGCACTTGAAGCATACTCAAAAGACAGACCTACTGTGTCTGCCACTGCTGCGAAGTCTTGCATACCTTCTGCGATATCAGCATTACTAGCAGCTGTATCAGCACCAAGTTTAGCAATTACATCCGCATAATATTCTAATGATTTTGAACCATCATCAAAATTATTCCAAATGGCTGTCATATAAGACGAAATGTCTTTAGCTGCTTCACCAGAAGCATTAGCCATTTTAATAGTTACATCTGTTCTTTCTTTAACTGCTTCATCATCAAGACCTTGCTGATAGAAAATTAAAGCAGCATCTGTATACTCTGTTGTACTAACAGATAATTCTTTAGCTGCCCTATTGGCTCTCTCAGCAAATTTTGTAATTTCTGCTGTATTTTGTTTTGTAACAATTTGAATATCTGTTAATGATTTATCTAGCTTTTGAGCATATGAAATACCATTTCGATATATATCTACGAAACTATTTAAAATACCATATGATAATTGAATACTAGTGGTTCTTGCCATTTGGTCTACAAAATCTTGCAATAGACCTTTGGCACGAATTAATGGTTTTTCCGCAGAAGCAACAGCAGCATTTATTTGTAAAAATGCTTTTTGTCCTTCAACACCGAGAGTTTTAAAACTAGCTGCATAATCATGTAATGTACGATGTGATGCATTTAAAGATTGAGTAAATTTGCCTAAATCTAATTTACCAAATACATCAGTAGAATTATTTACAATAGAAGTTAATTTAATAACATCTTGTGCAGCTTTATCAGCATTTAATCCTTTTGACAAATCCATCTTTTGCCCCATAACTTGGGCAGATAATTCTGTCAAACGAGTTTTTAAATTACTAAATTGCTGCTCAGCTTGTTTTGTATCGGCATTAACATTAATACCAATATTATATTGGAAGTTATTATTAGCCATTAAAAACTCCTTTCTCTCCTATTAAAAAAGCAACTTGATAGTTGCTTATATATCTATTTATCTTTAACTTTGTCCTAATTTAATTAACTTAACTTGGTTAAAACGTTTTTAATGGTTTGCAAATTTTCTGGATTGCTTACTGTCTTTTGAAGTTTTTCTACATCCATATTTAAATTCTGTGCTTGATTAATTAATTCTTCCATAATACCAAGAGCAGAATTATTATATTTCCAAATATCATCTACCACTTTATTTAAAGCAATAACTAAATAATTAAATTCTGCTTCTCCAACTATCTCTAGAATTTGACTTAATAAACCGCTTGCTAGTAGTTCATCATACAAAATTCCAGCATCCTCTAATTGTTTTTCAGTAAAATTAATATTAGTATATTGTTTTACTATTTCAACTTTTAAACAAACATCTTGTTTAATAGGATTTATAAATTTAGGATTATCAATAGTAGATTGAACTACATTAGCAATAAGTACCATTTTCTCTGCTATTGGTAAATATGTTTTAACCTCAATCTCACAATCATTATATTTAATTGTTTTAATTTCAGTTTTTGTTTTTAATTTTAATTTTGAATAAGAAAGTTTTGCCATTTTGTTCTCCTTTATCTCTTATAATATACCCAAAATTTTTGGATAATGTCAAATAATAATTTTATATAACACTTCTCATATAAGATTTTGCTAATCGTACTTCTTTAAAAGGGCTGCCCATTATACTAACTTGAGTACCTCGATTAGTGCCAAAAATCATATCATATATAATTTCATCGGTAGACCTAACAAATATACTTTCGTTTAAATTAGAACGACGAGCATTATATACAAAAAAATCAGCAAATGCTTTATTACCACCTCTACCGCTATTTTTACTATATTCAACTCCTGCACCAGTTAATTCATAAATAAATCTTATATGATACATATGAGGCCCCACATTTTCACAATGCTCATCATTATAATCATTATAAGCATGATAAAAGCTTGAAATTATAGCCGATGAGTCATACCCCATATAACTTAAAGTACCAAAATATGCACGATAGACATTACTATTACCAAGGCGTAAATCATGAGCAGTAGCATTATCATCATCTGCTAAGTAAGATTTTAACGAAAAAGAATGGCCAGCAATTAATTGATAAATTTCTTGTAATTCATCTTTTGGTTGCAAAATTATTTTAGCATTTCATGTTCCTAAATCAATATCCGGTTTTACAGCTACATTAGATAAAATTAAATCTTTAGAGCTAGCATTAACTTCTTTAATGCTTCTTTCTAAACTTTTAGATGCTTCTCCAAATAGTTGTTTTGCTAATGTATTTGTAACTGTACCAGTAGAAGCACCAGTTCAGATAGAATTACTAGTACCACTTCAGTCTAAAGAAGCAGGTAAAGTTCTTCCAAGTTCTTCATATACCGCATGCTGAATACCTTCTACCAACATACCAAAATGTTTTTCAAACAAAATACCAGCTTCTGGCCCTCCAGATTGCATAAAATTACCACCTACTGCGCCATATCTAGTCTTATATATTCCTAATTTTTCTAATTGAGCTAAAACTTTTTGGTCTCCAGTTAATGCTTCATTATTCAAAGCATGAATTGCTTTTACTTCATCGTTTATGGCATCTTTTTGCTGGCTTAAGTAGTTTTTCATTCTACTAAAATATCTACTTAATTTTTTAGATTGTTCCCTTTTTTCTGTTGGGTCTTTGCCATATTTTCCTTTCATAACTGAATGAACATTTGACATAAAACCATGGATATTGGTTTGAGCCATACGTGCAGTTGCTAAGTTAGGCATCCTTTACCTCCTAAAAAAATAAGGAGAGGTTTTCCTCTCCTTATAATTTACTTATTATTTTTAAATTATTCAGCGTGAGGTGTGAATTCTCTGTGGTTAGTGAATGTTTCAGCCTCTGGTGTAATAATTTGAATAGCGCATAATACTTTCTTTGAATAATCAAATCTAGTATAATCTGGGAAAGCATCCATTGTGAAAGTGAATGTAGATGGGTCACCAGTAGCAGCCATTGAGAAATTGAAGTTAGACTGAATCTTGCAGTTTGGAATTACAAATTCTGCAGGAAGGTCAACACCATTTTGGTCTCTGAATAAAGTAGAAGCTTCTAAGTAGTAGTTTCCACCGAATTTATCAGCTGTAATTTCGATTTGAGAAATATTAGAAGACTTAGCTGTGTAGTAATCAACAATGATATGTCTGCAATCAGCGAATTGAGAAATTGCTGAAGGAATGTAATCACCATCATTATCTACATAATCTTCATGACCATCAGAAGTAATAACCATTCTATACTTCTTGCCATCGCCATGCTCAGCATCTGGTTCCATAGCAGCTAATTCATCTGCTGAGTAATGTGTAGGGATAAATGGCTCAGTGAAAGCTGCGCCTTCCTTGTTAAATGCCATAATATAAGCATAGTTGTCTTTGTTATCACTTGGCATATATGGTTTTTCTTTAACCCAAACATATACGTCACCATTTTCTTGAACTTCGAAGTCATCAGTATTTTCAGTCATATGTTGATAAATAGGTTTGCCTTCTGTTGGTTCAATTAATCCAGCACCTGTTAATACCATAAAGCTCTCTGGTGAAATTAGAGCATCTTCCATAGTAAATGTAACAGTTCTTTCACCTTCCCAAGCGACTAATCTAGCGTTGCCTTTACCACCAGTGGCATATACAACAGTAGAAGCGCCTTCTAAAGTAGAAGTTTTTAAGGTGTCAAAGAAAAGAACAGGCTCATTCTTATAGAATACTTTGTTTCCGATTTTGATGTTAGCTTTTGCTCTTAATGTAACATCACAAATCTCACGTACACCAAATTTCATTAAATTTCCTCCTTAATGTAATTATATAGAATTTTTAATGAATAACTTTCATCCAATTATCAGGCTCAGAGTCAGGCTTTCCACCTGCTAAACGTGCTCTTAAATCTATATCTCAAGATGTATATAAAGAATATCTTTCTACTATGTCATATAACTGATATACGGTTCAATTAATTAAATCTTGAACCGATATATGCAACGCTACTGTCACTATAGAAATATACAACCCGAGGATAGAACCTTTATTTTCGCTAGCCTTTATAGCCGCTACTCTTTTACGACCACGCATTAACTTCTTGGCAATTTCTGCCGCAGCTTCATTAGCAGGATTAAACGTATCTCCGTCTGTGCCGCTTAGACAACAAATTTGCCTTATAATCGCTTGTAATTGTTCAAAATTATCCTCATCTATAATAATAATCTCGTCATTTAAATTAAACAATAATGACCGAGGGGTAAAAGTGACAGTGTATTTAGGAAATAGAAGTTTAAAGGCATCCAACACCTTATTTTTTCTATCACCCATCCCCTCTTTGGTTAAAATTGTCATAAGTATTTGAAAATTGTTAATGTCGGATAAGGCAGTGTCGTCCAAATCTTTTTCGATACATATGGTCTGTATTCCTTCCATATATTCTGCCTCACCCAAATAACTAATTTCCTTGATTGTAGGTTGATGAATCGTTAAACGGCATTCCGGAATAGGCAAATCTATACCAGTCATTAGCCCTAAATCAATACGATTCATTAAGACTTGTTATTAAATAATTTATTAAACTGAGTTATGAAAGCTTGTTCATCAACCTCGTTTCCTGATGGTGAACCATACTGGTCTTCACCACCATGGATTACATTATACATTAAGCTAAAGCCGGCAAACTCACTATTTATTAAAACTTGATTACCACCAGCAAAATAAGCTTTACCCATATTGGTTAATTTCACATTTTTCATAATTGTATCAATTTGAGCAGCTATTTTATATGGTCTTAATTCAAAATCTTGTAATTGCCATTGGTCATAATGACAAACGATATCGAATATAATTGAATTATCTCTAAATTCTGGATTGTTTGAATTTGTAGTAAAACCATCAAATGATATTACTACATAAGCCTGTACATTTGGCATAACTTCCATTTTAGGAACAATTCTAATATAATTTCCAAGAAGCCCATAAGTCTCATCTTCGGTTAGATTTGGTTTTTTAAGAGCATCTCTTGTGCTATACCATAATAGCTTTTTTAATCGCTCATCTTGTAACATATAACTAACCAAAATATCTAAATCTTTTTCTAAAGACAAAAAGCTAGATTTTGGTTCTTTATAACTTTCTATTTTCATAACAAATCTCCTTTAACTCTAAAACAAAGACTCAACAATTATGGTTTTTTCCACATCGCCGCATTTAAGAGTAAACTGCCCACTATAATTTTTAGTTCAACAAACTGTTGCTTGTCTACCAGAAATTTCCACTTCAAGTGGTAATTTTTCATCCCATTCCCAATGCCCAGGTTTTGAACCAACAAAAGTGAAACTAGCTTTTTGTTTAGGCTTCACACTTTCTGGCCCTTTGATAAGACTTGGCTCAGGTATAATTGGTTCTAAAATTACAGCATCTGCAACTCTTTCTTCAACGTCATCTTGGTCTTTATTAATATAGTACTCTTCCGCAGAAATTTCAATAATTCCACGCATGCTAATGCTATCTACCGCCTCAACACGCCAACAGACAAGAGTATCTAAATCATCAAATCCACGCATATAAAACTTTGCGTATCTTTTAAAATATTTTATTGTACTTTCAGTCTTTGGCATTAAAATATTTAAACTAAAATTAGGCATATCAACACTCGTTTTATTTTTTTGAACTGAAGGAATAGCTGTTTCTACTGGACCTCTTACAGCCGCATAAACAGTTTCAGTTTCTCCCTCATCATTTATAAAACGAAGTTCATATCTACATCTTCTAATTTCAGCTCTAAAATATGCCAACTCTGTTAAATCTTGTAAATAAATTAATCACTTAGTATCTGTATTACACCAATCGAATACATCACCTGCTTTAAAGCCAAAATCAAAAGGTATTGAAATAACCTTATCATCATAATTTGGTTTTAATTTATTAGGATTAATTAACGCAGGACAAGGACGACTATCCTGTTCTGCATCTACAAGTTTAACTTTTGCGCCTTGATAAGAATATTTGATAGCGTGGTTTAGACTTCATAACTTATCTTCTATCATACGGTCTTGTTGAAAGCGACCGCCACGAATATTTATGCGATTTTCTAAATTTCTTAAACCGCCAAGTATAACATGTCCTTTAGCCATTGTGTTTAAATAAATTCCTCAAAGAAGAAATTGATTCAAATACCATGCGGCGATAATCAATAAATTCTAAATCGACTTTTTGCATCCCTTCTAGCTTAGTTAATAGAACTAAATATTGGTCGCCATCAAATTCAAAAACTTCATTTAAACCAACAATTTCTACTAATACAGTTTGAAGTTGTTTATGTCAATCTTCATTGTTTTCGCGCATAGGTATTAATTTTCACAATTGATTAGTTAATCTGTCTAAATTCTTAACAACATCTTTTCTATCTAAATTAAATCCATATTTAGTTAGCATCATATACTCCATGTCGAAGAACATCCCAATTGGATTCAATCTGACCTTCATCGTTTGTTCTTCTACGTTTGTATAAACGCTGCATATGTAGAGATTGGCGCTGTATCTCTGAAAGCAAGGCTAATAATTTAGCTAAATGATTGGCTTGAGAAGTCATCTTAAAATCGGTACCAGAATATTTCATTCTAGTATTTTCAATTGAAGTAACCTGTCTTTGAACCCAACCTTCTAACATCAAAATTGCCAAAATGTTGATTTCCTCGGCAGTTAAATCTGCTTCAAAATAAGAATGGTCAACGATGACTTTCTGAGAAGGAGCTTCATCTGGATATTGGTCAGTTTCCAAATCGTTCCAGACATAGCCAATAATCATTTCACCATCTTCAACTTCATGATTATATTTTTCTTCTACATCAATACGATATTCGTCCAACCTCTTACGAGGAAATTCAAATCCTGGAATTGCATTGATTAATAAATGTTGTAAATCCTTTACTGTATCTTCTGGTGTTAACACCATATACATATCATCAGTAATTTTATCAAGGAAACGATTATACACGTCACTGAATTTTGTCATGTGTATATTTTCTCCTTTCTCTTACTCGTCTTTTTCAGCAATTACTTTATATTTTTCACCACTAGTGCGTCTACCTGGAGTAGCGGCAGGAGCATCTTTATGTACTCTTCTACCTTGAGCTTTTGTAGGAGCAGGTGTTCCTTCTTCTTCCTTTTCAGCCCTTAAATTAGCTAAAGCACTATCTACACTAAATCCTGTCTTATTAAATAATGCTTCTCTCTTAGCTACATCGTTTAATGGAATTGATACTGAATAAGCTTTAACTAAATCTAATACTCCTTCTGGTGCGAAGTCTAACATATCAAGCCATTCATCTTGACTACCATGCTTAATTAACTCAATAATTTCTTCATCTTTTAGATAATACTCTGGTTCTGTGTGGATATTTAATTCTGAAGTAATTTCTTCTGCTTCAATAAGTAAATAATTTTCCATCAACATTCTTCCGCCAGGTTGCATTGTTAATTTAGCAAGTTCGTCATAAGGAAGATACTTGACTTCTCTTGGTTGGAATTCTCTACGAATACCATCTTCAGGGATTTTATAAACTACCCTGCCTGCACTACGATTAGTGACTTTGTAATTTTTGTTTTCATTCATTTTTGTTTTCTCCTTTTTCTCCTATTTTTAAAAAGGAGCAGGGAACTAATCCCCACTCCCTTGTTAATATTATACTATATTATTTAGTAATTATGCAGTTGTATGTACAGTATTTGTAACTGTATCTTCTAAATACCAATCAGTCATCTTGCCTAATAAGCTAGAATCAACGAAGATACAGATGTTGTTAGCTAACATACAAGATACACCAACCTTCTGGTAGCATTGAATAGTTCTGCTCCAATCTTCGCCTTCAACTTCTCTAGTTTGTAAGCCACCTTCGAAAGCAACTTTAACTGGTTTAGTATCAGCGCCGGCAGGAATAATAAATGCATAACCTGGGTCGATAACCTTAGTAGAGTTAGTTTCATCTTCGAAACCTTGAGGTAAGATAACTACGTTATGACCTTTATAACCAGCAAGTTTGCCAGTTCTGTAAAGTTCATCCTTCATAGCTTCTGTATATCTCCAAGCTTCTTGAGGAATCATTCTAACTGCAAATTCATATGTACAATAGATAGTTGGGTTACCATAAGCAGAAGCTACAGTAAGTAATCTATCCATTTCTGCTTCATCGAAACCATTAGAAACTACTCTATTAGCAGCTGGTAATTGGTTGATAGAAGCCTTTAATGCTTCAGCGATTTCATTATAGATTAATTCATCCATACCTTCCATGATGATATCAATGATTTCAGCGAAATCAACTCTACCATCTAGGAATTCTTCAAAACCGATTTGTCCAGCAGCACCAATAGCGCTAGTTGGAACTTCGAAGCTCTCTTCGAACTTAGCAAGTTTGAATACTTCGTATCTACCTGCTAAACCTACTCTTGTAACGAACTGTTTTGCACGAGTTCTTGAGCTCATTTTTCTCTTGAAGATTGGTTTATCGCCTTGAGCAAATTGTCTAGTTTCAGCAAATTGGTCATAAGCAGCGCTTACTTTTGCTGGTAATACTTCATCAATTGTTTGTTCAATTAATGAGAATAATTGGTTTTTGTTTTCTCTATAAAGAGCATTTGTACCAACTAATTCGTTTAATTCTTTTCTTAATGTTTCATTTAATGCTTCATATGTGAAGTTCTCGCCGTTAAAGCTGTATGCTGTAGGTTTAGAGGCGTCTGCTTTAGCAACGACTTTCATAAGAGCTAATAAATTCTTATTATCTAACATTCTAATTTAACCCCTTTCCTTACGCAATTCTCATAATCTTGACAGCTTTATTTCTGTCTGGTAAATCATAAACTTTAACAACTTGCCACTTCATATCACCGTTGTCATTCTTTACAAGGATACCATCAGCATCTCTTGGTGAAAGAATATTACCTAATTCTAGTTCTTCTTCATCAACCATGTTAGTTGTAAAGATATCACCAACATTAGTCTTAAATACTCTTGGAACCATTGTAGTGCCTGCTGGCATCTTAGCAAATGAGTGTTTGCTTTCGATATGGAATGGGTCTTCATTGTAATGTAACTCTAAAGCATCTTCTGGAGCAGTAACTTTTTCAAAAGGTTTACCAGCAGCGTCAACACCACCGTAGAATCTAGATTGCTTGTCATAGTTCCAAGAACCTGCATCTACTGGAGAATAAACACGTGCTTGATAATCGCCTTTAATCATAGCGAAATCTTGGTCTGCCAATTCATCACGGTAAATCTTAATTTCGTTGAATACTAACATCCATTCGCCTGGTCCTTCAAAATTAACTAAACCTTTTTCATAGTCATATTTGACGAACTGGCCGTTTTCTAATTTTTCAATAGCGGCATCAGCTGGTAGTTGAGCCCAAATCTGTCCAGTTAATTGAGCAGAAAGGTGGTTAGGTTCTACTTGTCCGTAACCTTTATCAACATATTTAGCTGCGCTTAATCTTGTCTTAGCCATTTGTTAATATTTCCTCCTTGACTTATTTTGTATTTTTCGCAACAGACTGAACTGCCTTTACCCAAGCTGGTGTGCTAACGTCTTCTTCTTCTTCGTTTAGATTGAATACAGTAGAAGCGTGAGCTGCATCCTCTTTATTTTCTTCAAGGTCAAAACTAACCTTGTTGCGAACGCAAATAACTGATAATTTAGCTTCAATTTCTTCTAAAGAATAATTGTCGATATTTTCAACAACATCTTTCTTATCTTCATCAGAAAGCATGTAGAAACTATTAATCATAGTTTCTTTCTCTTTTCTCTCAATACCTTTTTTGAATTCTAGTAATTCAGCTAACTGTTGGTTAGCGGCATTAAGTGAAGCTTCAAGAGAATTTTTTTCTGCTTCAAGGGCAGAATACTGAGCACTTAATTCAGCATATTCTACAACATCATCTAAGTTATATTGTGCTGGTGCTTCTGGTTCTTCATTCTTATCTTCTTCTTCTGGAGATTCGTTATTTTCTTCTTCATCTTTAACTTCTTCTTCAGGATTAGAATTTTCTTCGTCTTTAACTTCTTCTTCAGAATCAAGAACTTCTTTTTCTAGTTCATCCTTCACAGACGTTCCTCCTTCTTGTAAGATTTTTTTCATTTGCTCTACTAAAGTAAATAATTCATTTCTGAAATTGTCATCAAATGAATATTGTATCTTAGAGACGGAAGCCCCTTCGAAGCAAGGTTCAACGTCTTCTCCTAAAATACATAACTTTGAAATAATAGCTTCGTTGATAATAAAAAATTCAAGATTACCATTATCATCAATTGACCAATCTCCATGAGTTAGGCTTTCGTCTAATTCCATAGATTGATTATTTCCTCTAGTTAGTACCCTACTCGTTTCTGGATATTGCCCAGTCCACAAATAACCTTCAGTACATAAATATTCGTGTTCTACTCCATCGTCTAAAAATTTTTCGAACCAAACAGGAGCTGTTAAATCTACAAAGCCATAAGGACGAGTAGTATCTTTGAAGTAGAAATTATCTTCTTCAACTACTAGCTCACGATTATGCCCTTCGAAATCACCTGTGTCTTTATTAAAATATCCTACAATAGGAGAACCAGGTAAGCTTGCTGCCATTTCTGTAGCAACTTCCTTAGTGATAACAGAGCCATTTCTATTTGGTTGTTCTCCTACATAGCATACCTTAATTTGACATTTAGAAATCAATGGATTTACTGGAGTTATATTCAGTATTTCAATAGGAGAGTTTGTTTTTACGCTTGAATGCATTTAATAATCCTCCCTATTTTTGCGATTCTTCATTAGCGATAGTTTTATCGCTCTTTTCGCTTTCAGCTTTTTCAGGACGACCAACTTGGCCTCCTTCTACATTTTTCTGAGCGTCAGCGTCTTGTGTTTTACCTTTTTTACCCACTGCCGCAATAGTATCCGCGTTCATAACGCTAGACATTAGTGGTGGTATCATAATATTACTCAAACCAAGTATATCGTTTTCAAAGTAAGCCGCATTAAGTATAGAACTTTGAGAATGTCCCATAGCAATTTGAGGCAACATCTTTGAGTAACCAATTTGTACTTGCTCTTTGTACATTTTAGATAATTCCATATAGTTATACTGTGTAGTTTCTAACATATAGAATTTGAATTTATATTTTTTAGGACTAGCGTTTAAATGTTGTATAGCTTCATTAAAGAAAACTTCAAATTGAAGTAATAATCCTCTAATGGCTCCGGCATCTGTTTGAATTGATTTTTCAGTAGATAAATTACCATCTGAGTTAAATAAATTCTTAGTAACGCCTAATGCATTATAAACACCACGTTCTGAATTTTCAAGGCTATTATCTGAAACGTTAGAAGTATCAGATAGGTCAATATCGTCTACGTCAGTAAATGTGGTCAGTACATCTGCACCAACAATCTGACTTAACATTTTAACAGCATTTTCATGTATATCTGCTGCTTCATCTACGTCAAAGATTAAATCGCCATTTTTATCCATAGGTAATTTTTGAACTATAATCTTTGCTAAGTTCTGTAATTGCTTACGACGATTAATACCTTGCATTTCATCTAGGTCTAAAAGAGATGGAATAGCATTTATAAATAAAGGTAGGCCTGCCCCACTTGGAGATAATGTAAATCTGATTGTACTGTCTGGGTCAAGTAAATACCAACCTCCGGCAATAAAATCACTACCAATATATTCCGGCTCTAATTTACCTTGTTTATATAATACATAGCCTTCCGCAAATTCTTTTGGGAATAACTTTAAGACTTTCATACGATATTTTGGGTCAGGGAATTTAGCATCAAAATATGACATATTAAATTCTACTGCTGGTTTATTGCCGACAAAATATCTTACACGACAGTATTTTATTGGTAATTCTTGAATTGATAAGCCGGTTTTAGTTTTTATAATATAACCATAATAACAGCCATTAAGAATTACCTTTAAAGCTAACTCGCCGCACAATTTAGTAATATAAGTATTATCTAAATAATTTAATACTTTACTAAATTCATTTATAATCTTTTCTGTATTTAGTTCTTCTACATCTTTATATATTTCTGGAACTACATACCAATCATATCTATATAAAGTAGCTATATAATTACATACCTTTTGGTATATACCATTTGTTCTATAAAAATAGTTAGAAATAGCACGAATTTTTTCGCCATCGTTTTCAGCTAAAGCTCTTAAAATTTCGCTCTTTCTTACAAATTCTGGACGCCCATATCTTTCATATGTGCCGCATTTGATATTTTCCAAATCGGCAATAGCGTCAGTTAAAGTTTTCTTACCTACTTTAATTTTGTTATAAAGCTCGAAGCCTTTTTCGTGGATGTTTTCTTGTTTTAAATTTTTATTTTCTTCCATACATCCTCCTAATAGCCAGCTTTCTCCATAATATAATCATAGGTTATTGTGCCTTCATCTGTATATGGTATTTCAACTAATGGAATACCATGCATGGCGCAATATCTACGTTTTTTATTATCGTTGAATTGCTGTTGATAAAAACCTTTTTTACCGCCGTATTTTCCTACTGGCTCATAATGTTGACGGCCTTGACATTCTATAAAGAAGTCAATATTTCCATCATCATTAAAAACCGCAAAATCAAATCTTAAAGGTCTGCCGTTAGAGCTATTAAGTCCTTCTATGCTATATTCTTCTTTAAATACTATATCATTTGCTTGAAGAATTTCTTCAACGCATATTTCCATTCTCGATGCTCTCACGTGTTCTCCTTTAATTCATAAAAACTCAATCAGACGCTTTAAACTTTTTATGTTTCTTTTTGCTGTCTGTTAATTTAATATAATAAAGTCCATAAATCAAGGCAGAAACTTTATCTTTTCTAATACCTTTATTCGACTGTTTTAAAATAATATTCATGCCTTCATTTTCTTCATGAAGGTTCATTAACTCTTCTTTAAGTATAGAAGTTAGGGTGTAAGGTTTTAGATACATTGCCCTTTCTTCTGGCAGCATTTTTGCCCCCATTTTAGTACCTAAAAGTTTAGTTTTGGCAGTACGCTCATCTATTAAAAGCTTTAAATGGCCTGAAGATAATTGAACTTGTGCGTTAGCATAAGCTTCTGAATTTATCGGTGCATTCGCTTTCATTATATAAATAGCATTTTGCTCAGTGTATGGAGTTTTAAATGCTTTGTAAAAACCTTCATCATCATTGTCTATACCAAAGTCTGGATAGTTTGCCCCAGAGGCAACATCAACCTGCGGCTTTACCATGTAATCTATTAAGCCAATACCTAAGCCATTGCCATCAATTATTAATTTTTTTGCATTATACTTATAATATAAGGTTTTAAGTTTTATAGCTTGGTCTTCAAAATGTTCATCGTCATATTCAAATATTCCAACTAAACTCTTTTGACTATCTCCCAAAAAGCTAGGAATTACTTTAAATACTTCTGCTACAGTTGCGCATCCTTTACGTCCTACATCGACTGCGATTACATAATAACAAGAAGTACTATTGCGCCCACTTTCTTCGTATTCTGGTTTTTGAAGAATACGATTGCGGTCAAACGCATCTCCATCAAAGAAAGCTTTATCGGAGCTGCCGGCCCACTTAGATTCATATTCTCTACCAAATGATATTTCATTGAAAGTATCATCTTTTTTAAGGTCTGATACGAAGTCTTGGTCGAGCAATCCTGCTAAAACAGGAATACGATATGTTCCACCCATGATAAAAGCTTTTTCTGGCTCGGTAACCATCCACACAAGTAATTGAATTAATTTCTTGTAACTAAAAGTACCCTTGAAGCCAGCTGTTGTAACATAAATTTGAGATTTATTTAGGGTCTCGTCTTTTTGAGTTGTACCATCCATACATCTACGAGATACGTTCATCATTGGTAAAATGACAGTTGATAAAATATCGCCATCAACGCCAACGCACTCTTCTATTAATCCACCTTGACGACGAAGACCTCTTGAACGTTCTGAAGCGGCAACATTATCAAAATAAGAGCCATTTTTAAAAACGTATTTTACATAGTCTTTACCTTCACGAGTTTTGCCAGGTCTGCGGTCAAGCTCACGATTTAAGGCGGGGACTAAAGTACAAAGCTCACTTACTTTTTCTTTTACAATTTGTGCTGATTGCTCTTTACCTCCAGAGGTAACAAATAATTTACATCTTGGATATAAAATACAACGGCACATTAAAACTAAAGTAGATAAAAAAGATTTAGAATAAGCACGTGGGAATACCATATATACATATTTATAACGCATGGCCACGCGCAAGAATACTCTTTGATAAAAATAAAAATTTAATTCCTTTTTACGGCTAGAATCTCCCCCATCTTGTAAAAAATCAATAAACATATCTGGGTATTCACGCCAAAAAGCGATATACTGTCGAAGAGCTGGCTTAATTTCATTAAGACGCTCTTCTGATATACCGAGTTTCTTTTGATGAGAAGAATTTAAATCTAATAGTTCTTGAAGAGCCATTAGTTATCAGCCTCCTCTTGCGCATCTAAAAATTCATTAAATTCTTCATAATCTTCATTTTCTACATAGTCTGGATTATCCAAGTTTTCAAATAACTTATCTTCAAAATCCTCACTTGCTTCTTCATCATCGACGTCAGGGCGATTTTCTTTTTCTTTATCGGCCTCAATAGATTTGACAGCACCCTCAATCAAAGCGCCCAAATTCATTTCATCCATGATTAAAGAACGAGTATAAGCTTGAAGGTCTTGTAAAACTCTATCAACTTTGTCTTTTGGTTCTTCTACATAATATCTTGGTATAAAACCATCTTTTTCGCAGATTGCCACAATCTCTGCTATAGAATCTACAAAATCACCACTTTCAGTTTTATTCTGTACGGCAGTAAATTTTCCAGATTTCATTAAAGAATCATATGCTTTCTGCATTTTTTGATATCCATCTACATCTCCTAAATCTAAAAGTTGATTAGCTTTAAGAGAAGTTTTACAAAGCATTTTTAAAGTATCTTTATGTCCGGCTGTCTGAATATCATAAGACGCAAGCATATCATTATATAATTGTTCAAGTTGAACCCATTCCTCTGGACGGTAAGTTTTACCCCATTTGAGACGTAAGTATCGTCTATCTTCATCGGTTAATTCTATATCATCTTGTGATTCTTCTTCTACAAAATTAGAAGTTGGTGTAGGGGTCTCCCATTCAAGCTGAGGTTTTTCTGGCGCAGGAATATGCCCTTCGAGTAAAGCCTTTTGGATTTGGGCTTCTTCATAACCTTGACGCTCCATAGTCTGGCGCACTTTGTTATCAGCCATTTCTTGAATAAATTCATTATCTTTCCATCTTCAATTTTTATATTGAGCGCAACGCATTTTAGACAGGTATCTGCCTAAAATTGTTGCTCCTGTAATTTTTTCTGGACGATTTGCATATTTAGTAAGAAGTTTATTCCATTCGTCTGGAATATAAGGAACATCTACTTCTTGTAAAATCCATTTAAAAGTTTCTGGGTCTCAATTATCCACGTGCATAGTAAGACAATCTTTGCAAAGATTAAGTTTACCATCGTTTGGATATTTTTTAAAGTCATTTGAAGTATAGAAAGAATCACCTTTTAAGGTTCTATGACATTTTTCGCAATAATAATATTTATCTTCCATTACTTCCTCCTGTATTAAAACACCAAAAGAAAACGAGCTAGGCTATCTTTTTTTGTCCAACGCAGTGTTTTTTTCCTTAGTTTTGGCGTTTCGGCACTCTTTACATATTGAATAAAAGCCATCTTTAGAAGTTGAGTTTTTTGAGAAATACTTATTGTGGGCAAGTTTAACTTTACCGCACTTAGAGCATTTTTTTCAATGGCCATATTCTTTTTCTGTATAGTATCATTCCAAATAATCATCTTCTGCTTTTGAGGCAATAATGGCTGGGATTTTTTTACGCCATAAAGATGAAATATATTCTAAAGAATGGCATACACCAAAAGTAGACATTAAATCTTGCTGAATATCTATGTTTTGCATTTCAGCTATTTTATCTTTCATAATAAGTTGATATACAGGATAGTCGGCAAGTGCTCTTTTAGATACGTCTTTAAATTCTTCCAAGAGATAGTAAAGGTCGGTATCCATTGCGCCTTGGGTTGCTTGCGTTAGAGTGGTGTAATTGCACATAATGGCGCAGCATACTGCGGGGTCGATGAGCGAAACACCATGAGGAACACAATAACCATCTTCATCAAATGTGATGTTTTCATCTAATGAAATATGGTATGGGAATTTTGCCATATTGGCTTTGTTCGACATTCCGGTGATTGGCTTTTTGAAGCTGCGGATTGTGTATTGCTCTCTTCTCGCTTCGATGAGGGCGGACTTGGCTATAAACTTATCTCGTCCCTCGCATTTTTTTACTGCTTCCTCCCAGAATGCGATTGTTTTCTGCTGTTCCCTTAATTCGGGTATCTCTTCTAGGTCTTGTTCGGTAATGCGATTTTTAGGCCTGAAGATAATATATTTGTCGTTGTTAATGAGGTTATAGACACCATCCTCGCCATTTTCAAATTGGTCTACCAGCCCTTCATAAGAGGTCTCTCGCTTATTCACTGTAGATAGACGATTGGTAGTAAGGATTTCTTTTTTATCTTTTTCTTCGTCTGTCATACAGAAAATCAAATAATCTGAAAGAATCTCTAAATACTTTTGGTTTGGATGAGGGTCTTCCTCTAAGATTTTTTCTACTAGAGCTTTACGCTCTTCTAAAGTTTTTAGAGTATAGTCTAATTTCATACTTATACTATACATTATTACTGGGCAAAAAGTCAAATTTGACAAAATCCTAATAAAAGACGTATAGTATAGGTATGAGCTGGATAGTCGCGCTTTTATGAATGATATTATCTCTAGCTACACTGGTGACTAGGCTAGAGTTGTGTAATAGACAATTGACACCATGAGAGAAGGTATTAGTACTTTTAATCTGCCTATTGGGCGGACCGGTACTAGTGCTGGGAAGCACGTTAGAGTTAATGCTAACGGATATTTTGGTGGACGAAGATGATACGCTGAAGTATTAAAACTTGGGGCGGGACTAAGTACCACGAAAAACTTTTTTTTAAATACAATCCAGAAAATCTCCCAAAATGTATCCCCCTATACAGAGATTTTTTAAGAGAGCATCATCGCAACACCTCGGGACGCCTTTAACAACGCCCTAAACATCGCTGCGTCAAGGGGTGCGACGCAGCGGCTTTTGCTTGCGAAAGGCTTTAGTAATTTTTCTGCGTAAAAGCAAAAAATTTTTATTTTTTTATTTTTTCCGAAAACTACTAAAGCCATGCCATATGGGTTGGGTACCAGACCTTCTGGGGTACCGGTACTGGTGCGAGTACCCATGCTATGTTATATAAAATAAAAGCTTTACATCGACGTGAAGCTTTTTTATTTTTTTGTAAAAAGGTGTTGACAAAACCAATAGAGTGTGATATTATAATATTGTAAAGAGGTAATATAGTATGTTAGATATTAAGAAGTATAAATTACAAATAGTATGGGACGCATTACACGAAGAGACCTTTGACCGTCTAGGCTTTAGGGCTTTGCTTAATGCACACATAAGAGAGACATACAACTATTTATTTACTGAAGAAGAATTAAACAATAAATGTTTAAGACATAACAAGAACTTTGTTAGTATACACTTTAACTATGTATACTCTTGTGGCGCCTTGGTGCGTGTTGGTCGTGGCAAGTACATACTTAATGAAGACTATTACAATAATAATGTATTTGAAAAAATATAAAAAGGTATTGACAAATATATTATTATATGATATTATAATATTGTAAAAGGTAGAAAGGTTGTTGTGCTATGGTGTATAAGTGTTGATGCTTCATCGCTTAACAAGACAACACTATACTTACAAACTTATTACTTTGTGTAACTTTGTTGTAAAAAGGTGTTGACAAGATAACACAAACATGTTATACTAATAATGTAAAGAGAGGTAAAGAGTTATGACAATTGAAATGTTATGTGAAAAGTTAAATATTAAAGGTTTAATTACTTATACTGAAAGTGATAAGTATATTGGCTTTAGATATAATGGTAAACAATATGTATATAATAAACTTACTGACAACTTAATTGTTGTAGATTAAAAGAGGTAAATAATATGAATTCAACTTTATATTCAATTATATCAATGATTATATTATTAATTGCAATAAGTAAAAATAATATTACAAATAAGTAATAAAGGCTTGACAAGACTAAGCCTTTATGTTATTATAATAATGTAAAGAGGTAAAACATATGAAACAAAGACATTTAAGAAAATCTATTCAAACTATATTAGAACTTATTACTTTCTGTGGTGTTGGGTTCTTGTGCATGCTTGTCGACTTCTCTCTATCCTTTGCACCGGTACTGGTCGCAATAATAGGGGTACTTGCTTTTAACACTTGGGTACTTGTCAACTGGGGCAAGTACGAAGGGGACTAAATCAAGTACCCTTTTTTTCGGCGGCGCGGCGTCGGGTCTGGCGCGCCGAATCGCGCATTATATCATAAGACCACAATTTTGTCAAGAGTTTTTTGCAAAAAAAATTTTTTATTTTTTTTCCTAAAAAGTGTTGACAAACCTATACAAATATGTTATTATAATAATGTAAAAAGAGGTATAAAAATATGACTGTTAAAGAGTTGATTGAAGAATTAAAAAAGATGCCACAAGATGCTGATGTTTATAGACTTAATACTGAAGAAGATAGATGGTATAGTGACCACGATGAAGAAATTCTTAAAGTTGAAAAAGTAAATGACTATGAAGTAAGATTAAAATAAAAATATTTTAAAAAAATACTTGACAAAAATTTTAAACATGATATAATAAAAATGTAAAGAGAGGTAAAAAAATATGACATTAAATGTTGAAAGAGTTATAATAAAACAATATGAATTAACTAAAGAAGAAATTGCAACTTTAGAACAAGCGAATAAAATTATTAATGCAATCGCTAATAAAATGGAAAACATTAATGATGAACAAGATTTTGAAGTATTATTACAAAACAAATCTACTGGTGATATATTCTCTGCTTATGATATAAATACGGCAACAGAAACAATTCAAGCTATATTAGATAGTGAAGTAAAATTAGATGAATATTAAAAAATAGGGCTTGACAAAAGCCAAGTCCTATGATAAAATAAAGTTGTAAAAGAGGTAAATAAAAATGTTGTACTTGGTAATAAATGAATTTGATGAAATTGTTGGAAGATTTAAAGATTTAAATCGTGCTAAAAATTATTTAAAAGAACGTAATGATAATTCAATTATAAAAGAAGTCACATTCAAACAATATGAAGAAATGAAAAAAAATTTTTTAAAAAACTATTGACAAAAAAACCAAAAGTAGTATAATAAAAGTGTAAAGAGAGGTAATTAAAATGTTAGATTTAAGAAAAGTTATGAATGAAATTAATGCTAATACTGAACTCACTGAAAATGAAAAGGGCTTCGCTCAATTTGTATTCTCTAGACGTTCTAGTGAGTACTTCTTAGATGTTGCGGCAAAACTTTTGAAAAAAGATGTTAAAATTCTCTTGACTTTTGCTACCAATAGTGATATAATAAAACTGTAAGAGGGCTTATGCCCTCCGGCGCGCCGCCCACAGGGCATCAGGCGCGTTTTTTTGTTGGGTACCGGTACCGGTAATTTTTTAAAAGGGCACTGGCTCGCAAGGGCAAGTACCTTTTTTCCTGTTTTGGCACTCACAAGTACCTTTTGCTAAATTATGTGAAATTATGTGAAATGCTAAAAAGTGCTTGACTTTTAAAATAGATATGATAGAATAGTATTGTAAGGTAAAGGTAAGCCTTACAAGTTGCTCCTTGAAAACTGAATAAAAAAAAATAAAAAATTTTCAAAAAAGTGTTGACAATCACTTACAAAAATGTTATTATAATAATGTAAAGAAAAAGAGGTTAAAAGATTATGAAATTAGATTTAAGAAAAACTTACTATTGCGTACTTGATACTGAAACTTGCCCAATCACTCCAAGTGATAAGGTAGACCCACACAATATGCTTGTCTATGATATCGGTTATCGTATCATTGATAAAAAGGGTACTTGTTATCTTGAAAGGTCGTTTGTTGTTGATGATATCTTCTTCGGCGAATACAAAAAAATGCTTTCTTGCTACTATGCCGATAAACTTCCTCAATACTTCAAAGATATCGCAGAGGGTACTCGTGTTAGAAAATCATTTGAAGAAATTATGAAAATCTTTAGAGAAGATTTAAAAGATTGTAATTGTAAAATCGTGTCTGCTCACAACGCTTACTTCGATTACACTTCACTTGCTACAACTATTAAATATTTGTTTGAAAATAAGGCTTATTTCTTCCCATACGATATTAAAATCTATGATACAATGAAAATGGCTCGTGATACAATTTGTAAAAATAAAACTTATGATTATTACACTTCTAATGGTCGCAAGTCCGCAACGGCTGAAAATCTTTACAAATACATCACAAACAATGAAGATTTTAAAGAAAGCCACACAGGTCTTGAAGATACCAAAATCGAAAGTGAAATTTTATTGGCTTGTTTAAGACAACACAAAAAAATGAGAAGATTGCTCTTCTCTAACTCAAGGTTAGAAAATAACTAACCTTGAGTTAAAAAAAAATAAAAAAATTTTAAAAAAAGTATTGACAAAATAAAAACACTATGTTATTATAATAGTGTAAAGAGAGGTAATAAGATATGAAAAAAACAAATGTTTACTTAGATATGGACGGAACTATCGCCGACTTATACAACGAAAAAAATTGGCTTGAAGATTTAATGGCTTCAAATACTAGACCATTTGAGAACGCTAAACCTTTAATCTCTGAAAAAACTTTACTTGAAACTTTCCCAAAAGAAAAATACGAAATTAAAATCTTATCAATGACACCAAAAAATGCTACTCGTGAATATTGCAAGAGAGTTGAAAAAGTAAAAGATAAATGGCTTGATAAATATTTCCCATCACTCACAAAAAGAATTTATCTCCCATACGGAAATAATAAAAACTTAAAAAATTCTAAAAATGCGATTTTGGTAGATGATAGCGAACCAATCCGCAACACTTACAAAGGACTTGCACTCAACCCAAGTACCCTCTGGGCTTGAGTGAGTGCACTGGTACCGGTGCCCAAAAGGCACCGGTTTTTTTTGACCGGTACCCGCCCGGGCGCACCGGTGTCAGTGGCGCCGGCGCGAAATTCGCATTATAACACATCCACGCAATTTTGTCAAGTCTTTTTTGAAATATGTGAAATTATGTGAAATTCCTAAAACCTCTTGACATTTTAAAATAGGCAATATATAATAAAGGTGTAAAAAGAAAAGAGGTAATAAAAATGTTAAACTTAAAAGCCATTATGAATGAAATTGATAATAACACTGAACTTACTGAAGACCAAAAGGGTTTTGCTCATTATGTATTCGCTAATAGACCTGGCTACTATTTCTTAAAGGTTGCTGTTGAATACTTAAAGAAAGATGTAGAAACTTTATTAAAAATGGCACAAACGCTTGACAGAAGTTAAGCGTTGTGCTACAATATAATAGAGGTAAAAAAATGAGAAAATTAAAAGATATTGAAAAATACTTAATTAAAAACAAAATAGAAAATTATAGAACTGAAAATGGTCAATATGTATGCGTAAATTGTTGTAGTATCGGTGATAATTTCTATGATTATGGAGAGAGCGCTCCAAAAGAATTAAAGTATTATTCACCAACATTAAAAGAAATCGCAAACGATAGAAGAGTAAAAATTATTATGTGTGAAGATTGCTCGGGTTGCGGTAATTGGTAAAAAAATACTTGACAAAAATCAAGTACTATGATATTATAATTATGTAAAGAGAGGTAAAATAAAATGGAAGTAAAAGTTGAACGTAAAATTGAAATGAATGTTGAATTAGATAAAGAAGATGAAATGGCTATTAAAAGAGTTATGTCAATTTTAAATAAATTGGCTGATGAATTAGAACAATATAAGGCTTCTTTGTATGTTACTTATGATTATGCTGATGACCTTTTAAATGATGATGATGTACGAGGGTTAAGTAATACATTAGAGGCTATACTTTATTTTGAAGATAGTTGTAATATTGAGTTTGATAAATAAAAGGCTACTTGCCTTTTTTTTATTTTTAAAAAAACACTTGACAAATTCGGTGCGCCGTGGTCAGTTCACACGGCGCGAAATTTTTGTCAAGTACTATTTACGCATTTTTTTAAAGGTGTACAAAAAACCGGACAGGTTAAAAAATCTTCCTAAAAACGCTTGACATAAAATATGGTTTGGGCTTATAATTTAAGTATAGAAAGAAAGAGGTAAGTAAAATGTTTGCTGTAATGATATATGATGAATGTGTAATGGACGCTGTTGAAGTATTTGTTGGTTCGCTTGATGAATGCCGTGCATTCGTTAATGGCGATGATGATTTCTACATCGTAGAACCTGACGGGTTCTCTGTTGTAGAATAAAAAATTTTTTAAAAAATACTTGACAAGATAAAAATATTATGATATTATAATATTGTAAAGAGAGGTAAACAAAATGGCTAAAAAGAAAAAATCAACTCGTGATACTTGGATTCCTGAAACTTGGAGATACAATGGTGCAGGCTACCAAAAGAACAAAAAGGCTTATAATCGCAAGCCAAAACACAAAAAAGACTTGACTTGCGAATAAGTCTATGTTATAATAAATATAGAAAAGAGGTAATAAAATGTTAATTGTAAAATCTTATAACGATTTAATAAAAGATAATGGAATTATTTGGGAAGAAGAAGACGCAATACGTCTTGGTAGTTTAGGAGTTTTTTATTTCAAAGACAACAAATGGCCAAAAGCCTTTGAATATGAAGAAAGCTGGGACGCTCATTTTTGCGATAGTTGGCATGAAATTGATAAAAACGAGATTATCTCATATTTAAAAAAGGAAATTAAAAACAATAAAGAAACCCTTGAAAAAATTGATGAACGAGTTAAAGAATATAAACGCAAATTAACAAAAGAAGTTAAAAATGCACTTAAAGAAAATACTGAATTATTAGAATTAATAAACGAAAAAAATTAAAAAAGTATTGACAATACATAAAAAATATTGTATAATATAAATGTAAGATGAAATAGGCTTACTTATTACCCCTCTCTTTGGCAATTCGTTAAGAATTGCCTTTTTATTTGGGGTATGTGCGAGGGTACTCCATTTATAAAAAAAATTTATTATAATATATATGTAAGGAAAAATAAAAAACCTTACAAAATGTTTAACGTATCTTTTTTCCGAAAAAGCAACTTTTTAAAAAAGTTGCTTTTTTCTATTGACAAATAATTATTTTTATGTTATTATAATAATGTAAAGAGAGGTATAAAAAATGAACGATTACTTATTCTATGATGAAGTTACTGGTGAAGAATTTCTTGTTGAGGTTGACACTTTAAAAGAGGCACTTGACATTGCTAAAAGGAATTTTGAAAAACCAAAATGGATTGACACTCTCACACCTGAAGAGGGCGAAATACTAGGATTAGATACCTACTAGGCACATGGAGATGGGTGTGCCTTTTTTCGCGCGCCGGGGACTGCAGTTGAGGCGCGTTTTCGCATTATACCACAAGTACCAGATTTTGTCAAGTGTTTTTTTAAATTATGTGAAATTATGTGATTTTCCCAAAAAGGCTTGACATTCGCTTTATAGGTGCTATAATAAAGGTGTAAAAAGAAAGGGAGGTAAACGGAAATGAAGATGACCAAAAGAGAAGTAATAATCCTTGTGTGTGAGGTTGTGTGTTGCTTTCTTCCGTCTATCCTTGCTAGAATTATTATCACTGTGATTAAGAATTATGCAAGAAATACAAATGACGAAAAATTTGATGAAGTTGTTAAAATATAGTTGACAATTTCATCAAACTATGATATTATAATAATGTAAAGAGAGGTAATAAAAATATGGAATTATTAATTAATAACTTACATTGGAATATTGATTGGGTTGAACAAGACTCTTCAACTTTAGATTGTGAGGGTACTGAACAAGTTTGTGGTATCACTTATAGAACTAAATGTCACATCTTCATAAATAACAATTTGCCACTTGACTTAATGAAAAGAACAATTGCTCACGAGTTAACTCACGCATACATTTGGTCTTATGGTCTAATGCAATTTGAAAATTTCAATGAAGAAAATGTTTGTGATTTTATGGAAAGTTTTGGTTCTAAAATTATGAAACAAACTAAAAAGGTACTTGACTTTTATAAAAATGAGGTAATGGATACCGGTGAATAGACCGGTGCCCAAACCTCAAGTACCGGTATCTATTTTTGGGTACCGGCGGGCCGGTGTCGCAGGCGACGGCCCGAATTTTGGGTACTGGTACCGGTGCCAATTTTTTTCTTCGGGTACTGGTGATACTGGTACCGGTACCGGTGTCCTAAAAGCCGGTACCGGTACTCGCTAGAACTCTAACGAGTACCCATTGTTACTGGCGGTATGGTTACGAGGTACTCGAAGCCCTCGGCTCTTAATTTGTTCTTATCAATCGTGTTAGGCATTATATACCACTCTGTGTTATATTCTTCATCTGCCTTTTCACAACCGATGAACTCTAACCAAAACTGCCACTTTTTTTCTTCGGATTTGTCACCTTCTTTCCAACTTATGAACTGAATAGAAGGATTGTAAGTCTTATATTCGCTAATTCGTTTTGCTGGGTTGTCGGTGTAACCAATCTTAATTGTACGTTGTTTTTTTTCACTTACTAAATAAATCATTCTTTTTACCTCTTTTCTACACTATAATAATATCATTTTTGGTGTTGTTTGTCAACACTTTTTTTATTTTTTTTAAAAAATTTTTTGCGTTCACGGGTGCCTGGCGGCGAAAATTATACCACAAGTACCCACGCAATGTCAAGAGTTTTTTGAGCTTTTTTAACTTTTTTTATTAAAATCCTAAAACTCGTGAAAACATTTTCATTAAATTTTCATCATTTTCATATTGACAATAAAATAAGGATATGATATTATAATAATGTAAAGAGATAGAAAGGACACCAAAAAAAAGTTAAAAAAATTAAAAAAAAGTATTGACAAATAAAAAAACAAGAGTTATAATTAAGGTGTAAAAAGAAAGAGGTAAATAAAATGACTAAAAATGAATTTGTAAAATTAGTACTTGATGAATTAGAATATGTAAGTGGCGATGATGTTGTTGCTTGTGATGTAACAATCGTTACTGATGAATGTGAGGTCTTAAACTTCACATTCAAAGAAGAAAATTAAAAAAAGGTGTTGACAACTTACACAAAAAGTTGTATAATAAAATTACAAAGAAAGGTTAAATAAGGTAAAAAAAAATTATGGCTAAAATTACTAAGAAAGAAATGTTTGAAAGAATTGTTGCTCGCTTAACTGATGTTGATGAAATTAATTTCATCAATAACGAAATCGCTTTACTTGATAGAAAGTCCGAAAGAGCAAAAAATGCTACTAGAAAGCCTTCAAAGGTTCAAGTCGCAAATGAAAATTTGAAATCCGAAATCCTAGATTTTATGGCTACTGTTGACAACGCAACTATAAAAGATGTATCCGCAAAATTTGAAATTTCATCTCAAAAGGCTACACCACTTATGAACGCACTTGTTGAAGATGGTAAACTTAACAAAGTCGTTGAAAAAAGAGTTGCAAAATATTCTTTGATGTAGTATAATAAAAGAGGGTAGGAAAAAAACCTACCCTCTAAATAGAAAAGAGGTACTTGTATGAATGAACTTGAAAAAAGAAAAAACGCTATGCGAAAATTAGGCATGAGCGAAGATGAAATTGCAAAGGCACTTGAAGATGATAAAAAAATTGATAAGGGTGAGCGTTGCGAGTGGGAGCCGACACTTGAAGAAGAAAAGGCACAACGCAAAGCCACAAAATTAAAAGTGGATAGAGAACGCAAACCAAGAGTGAAAAAAGAAAAGGTACTTGACAAAGACAAGGTACTTGTAATCAACTTGATTGAAAAAGCACTTGAGGGCACTTGCGAAAATATACAAGTACCCAAAGCCGAAGGTCAAGTGGACTTTATCCTCAACGGGTGCGAGTACTCGCTTAAACTCACTAAACACAGGGCACCGAAAGCCTAAGGGCACCGGTGCTTTTTTTTATTTTTAAAAAAATACTTGACAAACCGGGCGCGTTGTGCTCGGCTGGCACAACGCGATTTTTTTGTCAAGGGGCACTGGCTAATTTTTTGAAGGGTGGCGCTTTTTTTGTACACATTTAAAAATTTTCCTAAAAATGCTTGACTTATATTTTAGATATGCTATAATAATAATGTCAAGAGATGAAGAGTTCGGGCTGAACAATCCATTTGGCACCACCCTGAAATCACTTGAGGACGCTTAAGGTTATAAACTAAAAAATAAAAAAAGTTTATAAAATCTCTTGACACATTTAAAAAAGTATGATAAAATAAATATGTAAGATAAGGAAAGGGATATAAAAAAAATCTTACAAAAAAAATTAAAAAAGGTATTGACAGATAATAAAAAATCTGATACAATATAAATGTAAAGAAAGAAAGGTTAAAAAAGGTAAAAAAATTATGGCTAACAAAATCACTAAATCCGAAATGTTCAAACAGATTGCTTCTCATCTTACAGATGTAGATGAAATCAACTTCATCAATCACGAAATTGAATTACTTGCTAACAAGGCCGAGAGAGCCAAGAACGCAACAAAGAAACCTTCAAAGGTTCAGATTGAAAACGAAACTTTAAAGTCTGAAATTGCTAACTTCGTTGCTACTAACGGCGATACTTACATCAAGGACGTTGTTGAAAAGTTTGACATTACTTCACAGAAAGCAACTCCACTTATGAATGCGCTTGTAGATGACGGCAAACTTGCCAAGAGAGTTGAAAAGCGCAAGGCAATCTACACAGTTGCCTAGTGGTACTGGTACCCGCACGGGTACCTTTTTTTATGCCTAAAAAAGTACTTGACAAAATTGACGCGGCGCAGGCGGATGCCACGCCGCGAAATTACCATTATACCACCTTCACGCATTTTTGTCAAGGGTTTTTGCGAAAAAAATTAAAAAAGTTTATTTCCCAAATTTCCCAGGCAATATCTAGGGAAATAGGAAATATTTTCTGGGAAATAAAAAAGGCTATGAAAACGCTTTCTGAAAACACTTTCATGTGCATGAAAATTTTCATGATGTATAATAAATAATGTAAGGGGGATAGGTAAGACCTTGAACCCTTATGGCTCTTTGAAAAAAGGTGTCCAAAAAAACGGACAACCCATATTCAAATCATGTGCTATAATATATACAGAAAGGTAAGGTAAAAAATTTATGGCTAAAATGACTAAATCTGAAATGTTCGCTCGTATCGCTTCTCACTTAACTGATGTTGAGGAAATCGCTTTCATCAATCATGAGATTGACTTGCTTGCAAATAAGGCAGAGAGGGCTAAAAATGCCTCACGTAAGCCTTCTAAAGTGCAGGTCGCTAATGAGGGCTTAAAGGCAGAAATGCTCGACTATATCGCCTCTGTTGGCTCTGTAGTGATTAAGGATATCGCTTCTAAATTCGATATCTCCTCACAAAAGGCTACCCCATTGCTTAACGCTCTTGTAGATGAGGGAAAACTCATCAAGGCAGTTGAAAAGCGTGTGGCTCACTATTCAATCGGATAGTGTAAAGGCACTGGCTAGACCAGTGCTTTTTATTTGGGTCTGACTTGGCACACCTGACTCTGTGTGTTGGGAAATATTTTTGGCACGCCTGTACTCGTGTGCTGGGAAATGATTTTGGCACACCTGGGTCCGTGGATTGGCGGCGCGTTCTCGCAGGGGTTGCGCCGTTTTTTCGCCTTCACATGTCCAGCAGGATTTTTTCGCTACTTCTAGCGGCCTCGCGACTTTTCGTCGCGCTCCTAAAACTCCGAGTTGCGCCGGTCACTGGTCTCCACATTTCCAGCAGCGGTCGAGGCTAGCTTGGAGGGCTCGGTCGATTTCCTGAAAATATTTTCAAGATTATTTTCATTGATTTTTTCAAAAATTTATAGTATAATAAATATGTAAGGTAAGGGAAGGGATAAAAAAGACAAGCCCTACACTATTATATCTAAGAGGTAATGCAGGTGGCTAGCCTCTGAAAAAACTTTCAAAAAATTTTCATTGATATTTTCAAAAAAATATGATATAATAAATATGTAAGGTAAGGGAAGATATAAAAAATTCTGGAACTGACCTTCACAACTACGTTAAACATATAAATAGGAGGAAAAAAGAATTATGGCTAACAAGGTTACTAAAAGAGATTACTTCGAGATGATTAAGACTGCTATGGCAGACAACACTGATGTTGTTGCTTTCTGCAACCGTGAGATTGAACTGCTTGACAAGAAAGCTGAGAGAGCAAAGAACGCTACTCGTAAGCCAACTAAGACTCAGATTGCTAACGAAGCTCTTGCTAACGATGTATACGATTTCGTAGCAAATGCAGGTGCTAAGGTTGCTATCAAGGATGTAGCTGACAACTTCGCTATCAGCTCTCAGAAAGCTACTCCAATCATGAACGGTCTTGTTGATGCAGGCAAGCTTGTAAAGACTGTTGAAAAGAGAAAGGCTTTCTACACTGTAGCCTAGTCTACTCGGTATCTGATGAATATTAAGGGGGGCAGGACTCTGTCCCCCAGTCGTGTGTGTAAAGTGGAGGTAATAAGATATGGAAAGAAATGAAAAAGTAGCAAAGTATATGCGTCTGTTTAATATATCAAAAGTCGATGCTATTAAGATGGTAGAGGACGATGAATTGATAGATAAGGGTGGCAGGGCAGATTGGGAGCCATCTATTGAGGAAGAACGTGAAATGCGTAAAAACTCAAAACTCAAGGTAGAACGCAAGAAAACTGAGAGAAAACCAAGAGAAAAAGTAGCAGACGCAGATAAAACTGCTATAATTAACACTATTTACGCCGCTTTACTGGGCGTTGCAGAGGAAGTAGTGATAGAAAACGCAGAAAAAACTATCAATTTTAATCTAAACGGCGCCAATTACTCGATAAATTTAACAAAACATCGCAAATAGCGATGTTTTTTAATGAATTTTTGGCGTGTTCCTTTGAAAATTTTCAAATGAAAATCCAAAAAGTTCCTTGAAGCTTTGCCGGGGCGCCACCGGGCGCGCAAAATAACCCCCAGGAAATAAAATGGCACCCCGGATTTTTTTATTCAAGGTTTGCTAAGTAGAGTCTACCCCTAAATTAACAAAATTATTGTACCCTCCCTCCCACCCTTACAATTCTATTATATCATAAAAAAAGTTTGCTGTCAAATTTGACTTTTAAAAATTTTTATGGTATAATAAAATGGGAAGGGATTATATATATACGAGGCACGCACGCTAAAAACTGTCTATATCAATAGACAGGATAATTCCCCTTATAACTTTTAAATATTTTCCTCCTTTCCATTATAATTATATCACAATTTTTTCCAATTTACAATAGGCGTGCGTAGAGGATGGCCTATGAGAAACCCTGGTATCAATGCCGGGGGTTTTTCTTTCAGCAAGCAAGGCTTGTTCATTGGAGGCTAGTGAGCGTGGCTCGGGCCCAGGCGGTTAAGGGGCGTTAATAGCGTTTGGTCTCAACCATGTCCAGCAGGTGTGGAGGCGAGGGCCACACCCACTACACCAAAAGTACCGACCTAGCCTCGTTCTACCACCGTAATCTAGCCAAAAACGCTAAAACCCCATTTTTAGCCTTTCTACAGCATTTTTATCCCATTTTATGAGTATATACTCATTTTACCATTTTTTTCTTTACTACAGCTCATTCTACGGGCATTTTGGGGGTATTTCTATACCCTTTTCTATAAAACTAAGAGGGGTATATGATAATGTTAATAGATACTACTAAATGCACTTCGTGTGGTAATTGCATTTCGGTCTGCGACCTCAATGCTATACGACGTGACTCGCAAGGTCATGTTTATATAGAGCCATCTATGTGTATAAACTGTTGTGCCTGTCTGAATATGTGTCCAAAAGACGCAATAGATTAGTCTTTACTTTTATCGGTTTTTCCGATAAAAGTTTTTTTTATTAGAAAAATATATTATAATATTATTATATGAAAACTTACCCTAACCAAAAGTTAGTAGAAATAATGAAATCACCTTGTGATAAGAAACATGCCTATGGTATGATGAATGCAGAGGCTTTGGAGATAGCGGCGAAAGATTTATCTGCTACTGATTTTAAACTTTATATATATTTAGCAAGTAACCAAGATGGTTACGCTTTTGGGCTTTCCAAGAAGGATTTTATGGCTTGGGCTAATTGCCAAGAGAATACGTATCGTTCTGCCGTTAAATCTTTAATTGAAAAAGGATATTTAGTCCAAGAGCAAAATAGATGGATTTTCCTAGATAAACCAGTAGAGAATACCATAGAAAAAAAAGAAGAAAAACCCACCCCTAAAGTAGTAATAGAATACGAATTTTAGCGAGAAATAAATCCTATATACTATAATTATATTATATATAATATTTCTGCCGCAAAATTTGAGGTATTAAACATCAAAATTTGAGGTAGTATACCTCAAAAGTTGAGGTATACCCAAAATTTGAGGTATTAAAAATTGAGGTATACCCCTTAATCTAATACCTCAAAATTTGAGGTATTAAAAGTTGATGCATCAAACTTTGAGGTATCAAAATTTGAGGTATACCCTAGAGTCTACTCATTGACAATTATTTTATTTTATGATATAATTATATTGTAAAGTGAGGTAAAGGGATATGAATATAACGAAAATTAACAAGTGGTTAGCATCTCATAACTTTGAGTGTACTTGTGAATTGGGTGAACCCGAAGATGATTTTTGCTATGACCACTCTACTGAAACTATATATATAGGAACTTTAGCAGAGAATAGCGTAAAGCCTTTTATGAAATACGCTAAGTCTTTGGGCTTTTATATTAACGCCCCTATTGAAGTTTTAGCCTTTTTACATGAGCTAGGACACTACAATACTTTAGACTTTATTGATGATGAGGTATTAGATAGAGATGAATTTATCAAAACCTTAATGGAAAAAGTACCAAACACTAACTTAACCGTTAAAGCAAAATACTTCATCTATCACCGTTTAGCTATGGAAAAAGCTGCTACTTTATGGGCTATTAACTACGCAAATACTCACCCAGCAGAAGTAATTGTATTAAGTAACTTACTTCTTCCGACTGTAACTGAGTATTGCCCCAACTGCCAGCAAGAAGTAGAAATTCAAGCAATCAAGTACAGAACTCAAATCTGTCCTGTTTGCCACAAACCTATTAAGGCTTGCTGTATGTGCGACAATGATAAGGAGGTATGTTGTGAAATATTATAAGTATTACAAGATTACCTATAACGAAGAAAGGGATGCCTTTGAAACTTATATCTACACAGGCACCAATGAGTACCCGACTTCAAAGGATTATGGCTTGGAGCTTAGTGTTAAATGCGTGCCATCTAAATTTTCTGATGAGCCAAATTTTATCCACTTTGAAATCCTTAAACGTATCTCCAGAGCTAAGTCTTTAGGTTACACTATTATCTGGGAAATCTAGTTTTGTCTTTTGACAAAACTTTTTTTATATGATATAATTATATTGTAAAAGGAGGGAGTATAGATTATGAGAGAACCTAATTTTGAGTTTTATGTATTAAATCATGACTTTAACCGCAAGAAAGTATATAGCTTTAACATTTTTAGCAATGCCTATGTATATGATAGAACCCTAGAAGCAGCAGAAGAGTTTTTTGATGGTAATATTACTCGTGAAGACCTAACCAATAGAATTAAACAAAGTATCATGTACGAAGAGTGGTCAAGATGTGAGTATGAAATTTCGGTCGGTGCTCCTTTCGAAACCGATACTAATAAACTTGAGAAATGGGATTGCTTTAAGCAGGCTTTACCTAATCTACCTCTTATTGTAGATATGGTAATTACTAGATATTTTAAATATCGTACCGATAAATTAGCTACTTACAAGGAGGACTAATGAATTACGCAGACATTGGTAATTTATCTTTATGCAATATTATTGTTTTAGATAAATGTTATTATGATGAAAATGGCGAAATGAGGCTAACCTCAACGACTTGCCCTCTCAGCAGAGGACTTGAAGTCGTTAAATGGGATAAAGATAGAAAAAGTTGTTATGCAATAGGTTCATTCAAATATAACAAGTCGCAAGAATATTGGCATTTTGTGGAAATTGACAATAGATTACTTGATGAAGATATTGATTGGGACGACCTACGTAGAATTATTTCCACAGGTCATGCCATCTTAAAAAATATTGACTATCATGAGTAAATGTAATGAATGTATACACGAAAGATTCCTCAAAGGAGCTTGCCGTGGCATAATGGATTGCGACCCAGATGAATATTGGTGCGAATGTGACGATGAACATTTCTATGACGACTCATTAGATGATTGCCCTAACTTTAGATATTATGACCCCTATGACCCTGATGATTATGCGGATAGACGCTACGATGAATTAAGGGATGAGGGCTTGATATAAATAAGGTTGTCTATTGACAATCTTATTTTTTTATGTTATAATATATATAGAAAAAGAGGTAAAGAGTATGAGATTTGTGATAAATAAAAGAAATTGGAATGTTAAATTGGTAGCCGAAGATTCTAAATACCTTTGCGTCGAAGAAGGCGAAGAGGTGTGCGGAATTACTTCGTTTGCTAAGGCTACTATTTATCTTAATAAAGAAATAGATAAAGACGTCATGAAAGATACTATCGTCCATGAATTAACTCACGCGTACCTATTTACTTATGGTTTCAACCAGTTTGAAAACTTTAATGAGGAAAACGTGTGTGACGTTTTTGGTGCTTTCTGCTTAGATTTAAGTGAAAATGCTAAGAAAATATATAATTGGGTTGGTGAACAACTAAATTATTAAAAGGAGGTCTTGTTTATGAAGGGAAATATTCATAAAAAAATGACTTTTGAAGACAAATTTGATAGAAAATATGCCTGCTGGGTTCAGAATGAACCAAAGGCATGGAGATTTTGGAAAGTTCGTAATCGTAGACGTTTCAGAAGAATTTGGAAAGGAATAATGAAGAATGAAAATAATAAATACTAAAACAATTTTTCTTAGCGAAGATGACCATAAGAAAATAGGGGAAGCTTTAAAAGTTTTACACTCTATTAGCACAGCAGCAGATATGCTAGAACCATATGAAATCTTAAATGACAAAGGTGATTCAGTTAAAGCTCATCAAGTAAATTGTGCGTTTGACGTTTTAACTACTGTTTATGATGCAAATATGCTAATCGTAACTGAAGGGAGCAATTAACAATGTACGATAAAAAAGAATTAGAAGAAATGAGCTCTGATGAAATTTTGAGCTTACTTGATGGTACTGTATCAGATGGCGAGTTACTAGACCATATTTTAGTGTGGCTCGATGAAGACACTTTAAAAGCCATGTTAATTGATTTTATGGTCGATAGTGACTTAGTTAATTAGAGTCATCGCTTGAAATTTTAAAAAAAATATTATATAATATATATGTAAGATAAATAAGAAAGGTTTATGTCCACATTAGAATAAAAAGGCGAGAGCTGATGGATATACGCCCCTTACCTTTCTAGCTTACATAAGGAAACGGCGTTGCCTTAAAGACCGCAGAGTTCATCTCTCAGACCAAAAAAGCAATCGGATGTAATGACTACTGGAGCCTTAAAACCAGAAACCTTCAATGTGTAGCGATAAAAAGCAAGTGATTGAAGAAAAAAGGGGTTGGCGGACATAAGGTGTACGCAGCATGAATTCTAATCATAAAAAAGCTCTACGGCGATTAGATACCTGTCCATAATGATGACCCAGTATTTAGAGAATATGATGTGCTGAAAAGTTCTGCGACACGAGACCAGAACCATCATATCCTTGAAGCAAGAGGCCGACAGTACATCCGCAACTCTTCCCCCAATTTGCAACTAAGTTAATAATTACTCAATATCAACGAGGCTACCGGTGATAAATAATTGCCGACGAGATACTCACCACACGGCTGTGGACTGGTAAGTGAAAAACCAGATAGAACAATACCTTTGGTTATGGTTACGACCATACCACCAAAAATTTCCGCTATGTAATTGGGAGCGGTGCAAAGGAGTTGAAGAGTAGTTAGTATATGCTGTAGAGATACAGCAATGAGTCAATCAAGATAAATCTTATTACCTCTTTACAACACGCAAGTCCCACTTTTCTATTTGCTTGGTTGGCTCATTGGCGTACCTCTACTTGAAATTCTCGCATAGGTGAGGCGTCCTAAAATAAAAAAGCATAGTGCGAGGTGAGGAGACCTACGTTTCGGACGAGAGTTTGTACAGATTCCTACATTGAGGAGCCGATAGAGATTAACTCCGATGGTGATTGCTATTACCTATAAAAATAGCCATACGCACATCAAACTGATATAGAAAGGCGAAATTTAAAAAAATGTCCGCAACTCCAATGGAGAGGGGGATGGACACCTCCAATTTCAAGGTTCTTTGAGGTTTAAACGATGGTGCGTTTTTTTTTGATTTTTATAAAATTTTATGATATAATATAAATACCATGAGAAAGAAAGAAATTGAAAAAAGATTAGCAGAACATTACCAAGAATTGCTTACTATTATTCCAGAAAAGCAAGTTTTTGCATTATGTTTACAAGGCTCACAAAATTATAATATGGCGGATAAAGATAGTGATATCGACAGCAAAGCCATTGTTTTGCCAAGCTTAGATGATATTATCTTTAATCACGAAGCAAAATCTTACACGCATGTGCGTGCTAACGATGAGCATATCGACATTAAAGATATCCGTCTAATGTTTAACCAATATAGAAAACAAAACATCAACTTTGTTGAAACTCTTTTCACAAAGTATGTTATTGTTAATCCAATTTATCAGCAATATTGGGATTTATTAATCAGCAGAAAAGAAGAAATTGCCCACTACAATCCTCTTCAAGCTATGAAGACTATGTGCGGCATGTGCTCGGAAAAATTCCATGCTTTATTACATGAATATCCTAGCAGAAAATATTGGCTTGATAAATTTGGATATGACCCAAAGCAATTATCTCATTTGATTAGGGTTTATGAGTTCATGAAAATGTACTCAAAAGGTGTGCCTTATGAAGATTGTTTAATTCCTTTTAGTGTGGATTATCTTCATAAAGTAAAAAGAGGTCAAATTTCTTATACTCCAGAAGTAGCAGAACAAATTGCTCAAGAATATTTAGATAGAGCAGTTAGTTTAAAAAAAGAATATGAGAGCTTCGCTCCTGCGGAGTCACTTAAACCAAACCAAGAGACAGATAAATTTTTAGATGATGTATTAAATAAAATTATGAGAACGTATATGAAAGAGGAGCTTAACAATGCGGATAGTTAATTCGGGAGATAGGTTTATAATTTATTCAAACGTACTTAATACGTATGATAACCTGCCAGCACAGTATTATGATATTGACTTCAATAAAATGACTGGATATTCTTTAGTTATGCGTGCGCCGTTAGAGGTAAAGGAAACTAAAATCTATGGCGGCTTAACTGAAAAAGCCGATAAAGTTTTAGAAGGATATTCAACCAGCAATCGTAATTTCGGCGTTATTATATCTGGCGAAAGTGGAATGGGAAAATCAATTTTAATGCGTCTTATTTGTATTAAGGCAATAGAAAATAACATTCCCGTTATTACGTGTTCAGAATACACCCCCGGTCTAACAGATTTTCTTGCGTCAATTGACCAGAGAGTTGTAGTTATCTTTGATGAATTTGAAAAGAAATTTGCTGAAGATAGAGAAACTGGGTTTGACCCTCAAGCAGATTTCTTATCTTTGCTTGATGGGGTTGATGGCGGTAATAAGTTATATATTATAACTTGTAATAAAACTCATATGCTAAATGATTATATGCTGAACCGCCCGGGCAGATTTTATTACCATTTTAGATTAACAAAACCAGATGCCGATTCTGTTGAGGAATATCTAAATGACCACCTCACAGTTGACAATAAAGAAAATTTGATTCAGCAGATTCTAAGTCTAGATACTTTCTATCCTTTTACTTATGATAATCTGCGTGCTTTAGCGATTGAATTAAATAAAGGCTATGATATTGGCTCTTCATTAAACGATTTGAATATTGAGTTTAGTCAGCCTAGCAAATTTAAAGCCGTTGTTTATTATGAAAATGGCAAAAAGGATACCGTTGATAATTACACAATAGACTGGTATCGCCCACAATCCCGCCTTTTCTTGGATAGTGGAAATAACTTATATAATGGCGAATGCTGTCTTGGTTTCTCAATAGCCAATATTAAATATGATAAGAACGGCAAGTTCTTCTTCTTGGATAAAGTTGATAAGTTATATGAAGATGATTATGGCGATGTAACTCCAATTAGAGAAGAAGATGTAATGACTTCCGTAAAACAAATTCAATTCATAATCAAACCAGAAAACGAATTTTTACCTTATGCTAATCTAATTAGTATGATGGCTTAGAACTAGATAAAAAGTCTAGTTCTTTTATTTTATAAAAAAATATGTTATAATATATATGTATGAAAAGAAAATATTTTATAGTAAGTGATGTTCACTCATTCTATGACGAAATGCTTCTAGCTTTAGATAAAGCTGGGTATCAAAAATCAAACCCAGAGCATTTTTTCATACTTTGTGGCGACCTTTTTGATAGAGGAACTAAGCCAGCAGAGTGCTTAGAATATGTAATGAATCTACCAGAAGATAGAAGAATTTTTATTCGTGGTAATCACGAAGATTTACTTGAAGAATTAGTTAGAGGAAAACGTGGGTATTTTAGTTACGATGTTTCAAATGGTACTATTGATACTATAAAGCGTTTATCACCTTCTGAAGAATGGTTTGCTGTTGATATAGCCACTCGTTCTTTGAGCAAAAATCAAGATTTAATGGAATACTTTAAAGAGTGCCGCAATTACTATGAAACTAAAAATTATGTTTTCGTACATGGCTGGATACCAAATGTAGTAGATTGGCGTGTTCCTGGCAATGCTGACAAGTATGAGTGGGAAGAAGCAAGATGGTTTAACGGTATGGCTAGATGGAAAAATGGTCATCGTGATGCAAAAACCATTGTTTGCGGACACTGGCATACTTCTTGGGGACACCACTACCTACACAAACAAGGTAGTGAGTTTGGGGAAGATGCCAACTTTGGTATTTTTGAAGATGACGGTATTATTGCGATTGACGCTTGTACCGCTCATAGTGGTAAAGTAAATGTTTTAGTGTTAGAAGAGGAGGAAGACTAGCGTGATTGATACTAAAAAATTGTTAGATACTGGCTATGCCAAATATAAGCCAACTTCTATTGATAGTGAATGGCTAAAAGCACGATATCAAAAATGCTATCGTGATAAAAAAGGTAATAAAAAGTATTTTCTTGATGTTGAGGAATATAAACCATTACCACATCAAAAAGATATAGACCCAGCAGACAACTTTGAAATAACAACTCAAGTTTATATTAAGGGCAATCATCATTCAATCAATATGCGTTTTTTAACCCCTGATGTAGCAGAAGCAGAAAGCATTTTAGATAAAATGCTTGAGCTTGGAATTATAGAGAATTACGAGGATGCGGAATAATGTTAGTTTGGATTAAATTCAAAGAAGATGCAGAACCAGTTAAAGTTTATAGACGAGCCAGTTCATTTTCTGAACCTTTAGAAGTTATTAAGCCAAATCCCAAAATGGCTTATGAGGTATATGAAAGAACTTTAGATGGCAACGATGTATTGTGGTATAGAATTGGGCAAGATAAATGGGTACAAGATAACTCTTGCTTTAAGACTATTAAGCCAGCAAAACCAAATCCAGCATTGTGTGATACTTTAAAGAATTATAAAATCATTTATAGATTGAATGATAAAGAGTTTGCTGCCTTTAAGCAAAATCCACCTTATAGTGACGATACAGATGTGGACATATATACTTTGTATGCTTATGATAAATTAAATATCCCAACGGGTGCATGGGCGATTGTGGAGGAATTATTAAATGCTGAATAATGATTATCCTATGGACAGAATACGTGTAGAAACGTATGACCTAGCCCCATATAAATATAATGGCAGACTTATGTGCGGAGTTATGGAAATATATTATTTACCAAAGCACGCCAATGAAAGAATTAAATTGCGTTCTTTACCTATTCCTTGTACTAACAAAGAATCGGTAAAAGAATATTTAAGAGATTGGCAAGAAGAAAATATGTTTATCCATGAAAAAATAGAAAACGAGGAAGATGAAGAATATTATTCTGAATATTTAGATGAAATGGGGTGGAAATTAGATGACTAAGATATATATTTATGGTGTTGTATTTTACTGGCTTGCTATATTGTGTCTATTCTGGAGAGTATCTTATGCAATGAAGAATGACCCAGAATTTATGATGTTAGCATCAGATATAATGAGTCAAGGACCGAGCTCAAATTCTGCGGTATTGTTCATACCTGGCCTTGTGCCTGTGGTTCATTGGATGCTTGGATTTGCTATAATGATGATTTGTTTTACCGATGAAGGTTGGCAAATGTTATTAGAAAAATTAGCCGAGTATAAAGATGACGACGATTTGAAAAAATAAAAAAATTATTGTATAATATATATGTAAGGTAAGAAAGGAAAGGGTTAAAACAAAACCTTTGTAAAACAGTTGAGTTGAGTTTTAGGTAACCTCAATTCCAACCCAACTTTCTCCTTATGGTTTACCATTTTCCAGCTTCTCTGATGGGGAAGCAATGAAATGGCGTACCTTAAAAGTTTCCCAATACGAAAGCGAGGAAAGCACAGGGATTTGTAAGTTTATCCGCGTAATATGACGGTTAGGCATAGAGAGGCCTCCTAGCCCCATTAAACTTACTCACTAATACATTATACCAAGTCTTTCGTTGTAGATTCTCCTTCTCAAAAATTTGCAATTATTAAAAAAATTTGGTATAATATATTTGTGAGAAATCACAAAGGGTATGGTTTCGGTACCCAACAATGGATAAACCCGTGAGGGAATAAATGGGAACAAAGCGTAGATATTCGGCTTTGCCCAGTAGCCAATAATGGTTGATACTAAAACGGCGAAGAGCCGCAAGTAGTTGAAATCGCAGGCTATCTACGGAAAACCATATGAGTATCCTATACTAAGCACACAAGTGAGCCGTAAGTATCGGGCAGATAGCACGGCGGCATAGCCCTATGCATTGGGGTGAGGTGACGAGCCAATAGAGAAAATATGATTGTTGGTGTGAATGTTGTCAGACTAAATGCTAACTTTACAACTATGATTAACCCCAAACTTGAAAAAGAAGGGCTAAAGTACGAGACGAGTACCAAGGACAAGGGAAAGACGTAGGCGCCGGATGGCGGCTGGTCAAAAGCCAGTTGGTTCCAAAGGGCAGCCGTGTCTACGAAAAAAGAATATCAATGACACTTTTGAAGGAAAATTACATTTAAAGAAAAATACAGTTTCTTTATCAAATGATATTGTGAAAAAGCAAAAGTGCTAGCCCACCTATCAATACAAGCGAACCTAAGAGTTGAAAAATACTCCCGCATATCCTCCGCAAGAGTGTATGCGAACCGCAAGTAGTTATTAGTATCTAGCAGCCCGCAAGCTGTGAATGCCGCAAGCAAGACTAATGATGAAAATGGTTATAAGTTGATAGAGTAAGAGTTTGGTAGCTTTCACAAAACTACTGTTCGCCACAGGGAACGACCTCAGAAATGGGGCGTGTGCGGAATCCGATACCAAAATCGGAAATACCTTGTGAAAATAAAACACCCGCTCAGGTTATTTAAAAACAAGATACCATCGAAAGATGGTTTTTTTATTTTACAAATATATTTTTTTATGATATAATATATTTGTAAGATAAGAAAAGAGGTAGAAAATATGTTGCCAGAATACGTAATGGATTTGTTAATCGCTTATTGGAATGGTGAAATGAGCGAAGAAGAATTAGATACTGCACTCGGTCCAACAAAACATGGTGAGCACGGAGAAATCCTTGATTGTATTGAAGCTGCTTATGGCGATTGGATTGAATATGAAGATGGATATGCAGAATTTATGAGCATAGGAGATTAACCACCATGAGTACAAGAAGCTATATTGGATATGTTGATAAAGATAATAAAATTCATTTCTCTTATTGTCACTTTGATGGTTATTTAGCAGGAGTTGGCGAAACCTTGTTAAATTATTATAACTCATCTGACCGTGCAATAAAATTAGTTGATGGCGGCGATATGTCCTCTCTTGATAAAGATGGTGCGGATTATTATGAAAATATTAAAACAAATTTAAAAGTCGTTGATATCAATGAATTTAATGAAATATTACAAGATAGTTGGTGTGAATATTGCTATCTTTATGATAAAGAATGGGTTTATAAGGAACTTGGAGAAGATGGTTGGGGCGATATGAGTCATTGGGATAAGTTGGAAGATAAATTTGATAAGGTTGTTGTTACAAAATATAAATTAAAAGAAGAAGAAAATTAGCGAGGTAAAAATATGACACTGAATAAAAGACAAAGACAATTAGAGAACAACCTAAACTGTATCTTTGGAATGTATGCTAATGGTATGTGCGACAATGGTGAAGAAGAATATCCTCGTTTCACTGAAGATGAAGCCATTAGATATGCCAAAAGTCAAGTGTACGATATCTGGGACAGTGGCTCAGGAATGACTCGCTTTGGAAGGGGAATTTGTAAAGATTTAAAATTCCTTGGAAATGATTATATTGAAGATAGGATACTCGCCATCGCAACAGAATGCGATGTGCTAAAATAGATGGGGTGAATAATCACCCCTTTTTTTATTTGAATGATTGAGTGCGCCGCCGGCGAGCGAGACACATAGGAACAAAAAGTGCTTTGGGAATTTTTCAATAAAAAAGGCGGATTACTCCGCATTTTGCTTAAAAAATAAACGAATTGCTCTACGAATGACTTGTGAAATTGTTAAATCATTTTGTTTAGCATACTCCATCAATTTATTTTTATCTTCCTTTGAAATTCTTAAAGAAATAATTGTCATATATCGTGCCCTCTCTTTATTTATCAATTATGGTTAATAATAATTATCTTTATTTGACAAGGGCAAAAACCCATCATATTATAGTTCAGCAGCGTAATACAATTGACAAAAGTAAGAAAACTTTTGTATAATATAAGTATGAAGAAATTTAATTTACAATCACTACAAAATAGTTCAGTTATAACTCTTAATTGTCAAGGGTATTTTTGGTATACAAAGGTGTAATTGTAGAGAGAATTTATCAGTAATCTTATAAGGAGTCTCTCTACGCGTTAGAGAGACTTTTTATTTGAAAAAATAAAAAATAAATGTTATAATATATATGTAAGGTGAAAAGAAAATGGTAGTATTAGGAATTATATTATTAGCATTTATTATGGTATTACTTTACGCTTGTTGTGTTGCGGCTAGCAAAGATAGCAGAGCAATAGAGCAAGAAGAGATTGATTTTTATATGAATAAAAAATAAACGTATCAGTGTGGTGTTAATGGTAGCATGACGGTCTCCAAAACCGCGGGTCAGGGTTCGAGTCCTTGCACTGGTGCCAAAATGGGTCGGTATGCCTAGTAGCGAGGGCAACAGTCTGTAAAACTGTGACATGAGAAACATCGGTGGTGCAACTCCACCTCGGCCCACCATTAAGTAAAAATATTAAAGACGCTTTCAGCAAAAATATTCTTTATGGTCTGCAAAACCAAAGGTTATAGGTTCGAGTCCTATCAGGTGTTATAAACACGTGTAGCTCAATAGGTGGAGCATTTAATAAGGGCGTCTTGTCAAAATTGGGGCATAGCCAAGCGGTAAGGCACAGGACTTTGACTCCTGCATTTCGGTGGTTCGAATCCACCTACCCCAGCCATGATTATTACACCTTTTGGTGTTTTAATATTGGTTCACGATTATCCTTGCTTCGCCACCTAGCGTCCGTGGCCCTTGCTGGCTGCGAACGAAAGGTAAATCGTTGTAAAAAGGGCGATGAAACGCTGCCTTGGAGTAATGGTATCTCAATGCCCTGCTAAGGCATCCATCGCGATTAGCGGTGTCTGGGTTCGAGTCCCGGAGGCAGCGCCATTTTTTAGTATAGAGGAGAAATCAATGACAAACAATCTTAAATTATCAACGCCTTGAATGACTTATTTACATGAGTATGAAATGTTATTTGAAAACGACCCAGATGTTAAAGTAGTTTATACCGATGACAATGACGGATTAGAAATCGCATTATATGTACACGGTGCTAGAAAAGCAGACGCTTTAACTCAATTATTACCAACTCAAAAAGTTTTCGGTAACGTGACAGTAAAAATTAAAGTAGTCCCTGATAATGATACAAATGGTGTTCCATCAAAACTTGAATTATTAAAAGATGCTTTTGATGGCAACTCAGCATTGTCTTATATTGCTTCAGCAGGCGATACTACAGCATTCTCATTCAACTATGTTGTTTTCGCTAATAAGGTGGTTCAGTTCTATAATGACCAGATGGACAACCCTAATGGCTATAAATCAACATTGTATGAAGATATTGCAAGAGATATTTTCAGTGATACACCTGGCATTTTCTACACAACAGATGTAGTATTTGAAAAAGACTGTAATTGCAACTGCAAATAGTATTATAAGGGGATTTTAAATCCCCTTTAGTCTAGAAGTATAGTTTAAAGGTCAGAACAAATGGCTTATAACCGTTAGATTCTGGTTCGAGTCCAGATACTTCTACCAAATAAGGAGATAAATATATGTGTTTAAAATGGATTAAAAAGAAAATATTGGGTTCAAGCGAACAAACTCATTGAGTTAATCATATTTATGATGAGTCTGTCTTTTGGCCTAACAAAGCAGCAATGTGGGCAAATGTCCATGGGTTTGACGAAGGCCCGGGCACAACTTACTGGGTTGGATTTGATATTCGTACTTTTGGTATTCGTTCTGCCGATTATCTCATTAAATGCAAGAACAAATCAACATACGATTATTACATTAATAAAGCAACAAGTGACCCAGAAGGTTTGTTAAGAACCATGAAAGCTGATTCTAACCTAAATACTATCAATGGTGATGATGTAGAAACTGAATACATTTTCCGTTGGGGTGACGACGACAAGAGCTTTGACATTCATTTAAGTTGGGATTGGTATTCAGAAGAAAAATAAGAGGATTATATATGGAGTTCAGAATAGATAAAAATACAAGGTTTCAAAATGCAAAACATGAGCGGATGACATTAGACGAAGTATTAAATAGGATAATTAGCTTTGTTGACGAGATACCTGATAGAGAATATCAATTATCTATTGGTACAGATTCAATGACATATAAAGATACTCATTTTGTTTTAGCCATCGTTTTGCATAGAGTAGGTAATGGAGGAATTTATTTCTATAAAAAATTTGACCATGCTGGCATTAGAGACCTACGCACAAAATTATATACAGAAACCCAACTATCTATTGAAACTGCCGATTTACTTGTATCAAATCTCTTAGATAAAGATGAAAATATTTTAGATAAACTAAATCTTTCAATCCATCTCGATATAGGCACTTCTGGCCCGACAAAAGATTTAATTAAAGAACTTGAAGGTTGGGTTACAGCAGTAGGTTATGATTATGAAATTAAACCTAATTCATATGCCGCCTCTTTTGTAGCAGATAAATATTCAAAATAGGGGAAATATATGAACAAAGAAGTAGAATTATCTGATGTTATATTGTTAGGAATAGTTATTACAACTATTTTAGCTCTTTTAAAAGTTCTTAATATCTTGAATAGTTGGTGGATAGTAACTATTCCTGTTTTCCTAACCGCAATAGTGATAATTGTTTGTATTATTATTGCGGTAGTTGATGAATTTAGATACTAATTCATCAAATGTGCCTATAGCCCAACTGGTAGAGGCAATAAGCTCAAACCTTATAGAGTGTGAGTTCGAATCTCACTAGGCACACCAATTTGAAAATTATAAAAAATATGTTATAATAATAATGTGGGATTAGTGTAATGGTAGCATTTCAGTCCTCCAAACTGACGGTACGAGTTCAAATCTCGCATCTCACACCAAAAGAAAATAAAGCCTTAGATAAATGATAGATTGAAAAACAGAACGTCGGCTACGCAGAATCTATCGCTACGAAAGTAGAGGAAGTTCGACGCACGCATTAGCTGAGATGCTAGTAAAAAGATACCGCGACAACAGAGACTACAACTCCGAATAGCAAGTGTTGGGATACTCCTTAATTGTGCAGTATTCGCAGTTATTCCAAGAGGGTGAAAAGGGTGACAGCGGGTTTGTGTGAAACCCAAATTATGGTAGGGGAACCTTAATAGCTAAATGAAGTGATTTAAGGAAGGCTTTAGATATATGGTACGGTACCCAAGCGGCTTAAGGGAGTGGTCTGCAACACCATTATTCGTGGGTTCGAATCCCATCTGTACCTCCAATGGGCGAATGTTGAAACTGGTAGACAAGCTAGTCTTAGAAACTAGTGCTAAAGCGTGTGGGTTCGAGTCCCACTTCGCCCACCATTAATGACAAATACTTGGTAACTGCGATAATAACGTATTCAGTAATACATTAAAATAGCCAGTCCTAATCAGAATTTAAGGTTATTATCGAAAGGTATCATAGTCGCCGCATAGAATTGACTATGCTAAGACTGCTCAAAGGCAGCGAAATAATTTTCGTGAATTAACACGAAGGCGAACCAATATACCCTCGTAGCTTAACGGAAGAGCAACGACCTTCTAAGTCGTCAGATGTAGGTTCAAATCCTACCGAGGGTGCCAAATGCCGTGTGTCCGGGTGGTGAGGGAGCGGTCTTGAAAACCGTTGGTCTGAAAGGGCTTGCAGGTTCGAATCCTGTGCACGGCGCCATTTAAGGACAAAATTGTTATGTTCTTTGGTATGACAATTTAATATAAGTAGTGAGCTAGTCTCTCTACTTGCAATTATATTAAATTTATATTATAATATAATTGTAAAGATAGGAAAGGAATAAAAGTATGAAACGATTTGAAATTACAGTGAATGCGATGATTTTAAACCCTAAACACTTTGATGGTGAAGATACTTTTATTGTGCCCAGTAGTATAGAGAGTTAGACTTATTTTAACAAGAATTTTAACAAGTTAAGCCTTCTCTCTATGAGAAGGCTTTTAATTTAATGGGAGTTTAGCTGATGCGGTCATAGCAACGGACTGAAAATCCGAGGAACCCAGTTCGACCCTGGGAGCTCCCACCAAGATTGCCACTTCGTCTAATGGTAGGATACTTGGCTCTGAACCAAGTGATAGAAGTTCAACTCTCTTAGTGGCAGCCAATGCGGATTTAGCTCAGTTGGGATGAGCAATTGCCTTACAAGCAATAGGTCGGCGGTTCGAGCCCGTCAATCCGCACCAATAGCTCCATCGTATAAACGGTCAGTACACAGGATTCATATCCCTGTAATTTCAGTTCAAGTCTGAATGGAGCTACCATTTGAAAAATATCAAAATTTATGTTATAATTATTATGTAAGGTAAGAAAGAAATATGGTGTCTGTGGTGTAGTTGGCCTATCACGCCAGATTGTGGCTCTGGTATTCGCAGGTTCGAATCCTGTCAGGCACCCCATATGCTCGAATGTTGGAATGGTAGACAAAGCGGACTTAAAATCCGCTGCTAGCGATAGCGTGAGGGTTCAAGTCCCTCTTCGAGCACCAAGATAGTCCGTTGGTGTAGTGGCCTAACATGCTTCCCTGTCACGGAAGAGACCGCCGGTTCGAATCCGGTACGGACTGCCAAAAATGTGGGCGTAGTACAACGGTCAGTGCGCCGCCTTGCCAAGGCGGATATAGGGGTTCAATTCCCCCCGCCCACTCCATTAAAGAGAAAGAGAAATTTTGTATGAGATTGGAAAAACCACAAGACAAAGCAGTTGAGCAAATACTTACGGATTGTTATAAAGCTGGACAAGATTCTATGGCTTCAGCAGCAAGAGATTATTTCACCGACATGGTTAAAAATAAAACTATGTTTGAAGATTTTTATAGGTGGTATTTAGCAAACCAAGATGATTATAAAATGACTTTCAAAGTAAAGGAGTAATAGCCATGTGGTCACCAATTTGTGATATAGTTGAACTAGAACGCAAAGAAAAGCCAAGTTTAAGAGAACAAGCATTATATCTTCTATTAACTTGGGCGGAAGAGTGTGGCTTTGGTTATGACAGTTTCCCAGACGAATATGAGCGTTATAAAAATGAAATTCAAGATAAGAGTTATTTAGAAGGTATGATTTATATCGCAGAAAGAGTAATTGAGGAAAAAGGAGTATAAATATGAATAAACAGAACAAACTTTTAAAACTTAAGGCGAGAGCAATCGCCATTAAAGCAAGGGGTAAGTATTTAGAGGCTCCCGGCGTTTTAAAGAAAGTAAATAGGCAAATCGCAACTCTAGAAAAAGAGTTATAAAATAACTACTTAACTATGGGTTGCATAAAATATCTGGGTATAGCGTAACTTGGTATCGCGCGCCGTTTGGGGCGGTGAGACTGGGGGTTCAAATCCCCCTTCCCAGACCAATGGGGTGTTAGCTCAGTTGGGAGAGCATCGGTTTTGCACACCGAAGGTCAAGGGTTCGAACCCCTTACATTCCACCATTATGAACCCATAGCTTAGCAGGTAAAGCACACGACTTTTAATCGTGGGAGCGAGAGTTCGATTCTCTCTGGGTTCACCATTATGAGCTGATAGCAAAATGGTACTGCACTTGACTCTTAATCAAGGGACTCAGGGTTCGAATCCCTGTCAGCTCACCAAAGAAAAAAATTATTTGACGTAGTGTGGTCGCCAGAACTACGTTGTAGGGAAGGACAAATTAAGTAGCACGGCGAGGTTGAAAACCTTCCAAGTACACTATTAACTCAAGGATGGGAGTTCAATGCTTCTGTCTATCAGGCAAACCTTGGGGATAACCTCAG